TATGTTAAGTCTCTGCGTTTAGCATCCTCTTCCCAACTCTTAACAAACTCAACTTCAGCATGTCTGCCGTCTGTTTCTTTGTCTGCTCTTAGTGTTGTGATTTCAAATGGTTCATTATCTAAGATTGCAGTAATAGTACCATGTTCTAAACCTGAAGGTATGTGTCTAATGCCTGATTTATCAAGTATCTCCATCATTTCATCTGGTGTTGCATCTGTTGCCAAATCAATATCTTTTGGTGTTTTATCTAATGCAAGGTCACGTACTGCACCACCAACTATTCTCAATTCATAGTTGTTACTCTTAAAAACTTTATCTAGTTTTTTAATAGACGAAGTTATCACAGACTTTACGTCTAGTGCCTCTTCATGTAATATGACCTGATTTATTCTCATATCAGTATTTATCAGATACGTTAAGGGCGCCCATAAAAAACCCCTCACTGATGAGGGGTTTTAAACTAAACTCTCTAGTCGTTTATTATGCTAATGATTCGCCTGTGTTGCGAATTCTTAATGGAATGTAGATAAATTCAACAGTTTTTGCTGGCTGAATTGCAACATCTACCCATAATTCATTTCTATCAATTCTTGCTGGTGTGTTGTTTGATTCGTCACACACTACTAAGAAGTCAAATAAACCTCTTTCAGTAACAAGGTTACCACAGAAACGTTCTACTGCATCTCTCATGTTGTCTCTTGTAATCTTATCGTTTTGTTCGAATAAGAATGAACGAGATAACTGGTCTAAGTTGTAACGCATGTGGTTAACTAGACGTGCAACATTGATTCTATCCAATGCACTTGAAGTTGCTTGTGTTGTCTTCTGACCGAACACTGCCATTCCTTGTGCTGGGAAGTCTGCGATTGGGTTCATACGTCCGTTGTATAATGTATCACGCTGACCTTCACTCAATTGAACTTTAACAAACTCATCTTCTGCGTTTACATAACCAACTTGCGTTGCGTTAGAAACTACACCACGTGTCAAGCCTGCTGGTGCGAACCATGGGAATGATACTTGGTCTGAGAATGCGATAGTTCTTAATGCGATTGCCGATGATGGAACAACTACGTTGTTACCTGACAAGTCACTTGAGTAACCATGTGGATAATAGATTGCCGCATAAGTCTCTGCTGGAACATATGTATCAGCCCATGCTTTCAATGAAGTTGAATCTGATTTCAATGTCATTGGGCAATCACCGATTACGAATGCGATTTCTTTTTTATCTTTGTTTAATGTAATCATTTCGTCCATCAACTCATAGTATCCTGGAGCGGCGATTAGATTGAAGTATACTGATTCTGAACGAATTCCAGTATTGCTTGATAGTGAAGCCTGCATTGCTTCTACAACAATTGCTCTTTGAGCCTCTGGTCCGAACTTGCCTGAACCATCTGTGTTTGTACCTGATGCCCAAACCCACTTACCGCCAGTGTATTTCTTAACGTTATAAGTAGAATAGTCCATGTTAATCATCAGAATTCCTTCTGGATGTAAATCTGGATTGGCTGTATCTGCATGTGCTGTTCTGGAAGCCGCGGCACCTGCCGCTGTGTATGGAGCGTCATATGAGTAATGACTGAATACCATTCCTGCTGTAGATGATTGGTCTGCATTGTCTAATTTGACCCATGCTGTACCTGACCAACGATATACTGTTGCGTATGGAACTGCGTCACCGTCTACCCAGATATCACCTGCTACTAGAGCCGATGTTCCGTCTTTACGTTTTGTTGGAGCGCCTGAAACTAATTGTAATTCGCTTGGTGCTAAACCATCTGTGTCTTCTGACCATGCGTATTTCTGCCATTCCATTGTACCGCCATTGTTGACGTTCTTCATAATTTCCATCTTAAGGTCTGCACTATACCAATGTGTACCTTCTGCAATTGTGCCTGTAATTTGTGTAGCACTTGATTGGTAAGATAATGGTTCCCAAACTGATGCAACTTGAGGAGTACTTGCAAAGCCCATTGCAACATGACCTACTGAAAATACTATTGGTAATATTTGACCATCTGTCTTAGTGAAACGAATTTTATCTGTTCCGATTTTCTCAACTTTAACGTTTGCTGTGTTTAAGGCAGATTTTGATTGTAAGTTTGTTACAATTGCGTCTAATGAGGAATTAGTATATGGTCCACATGTAACACCGTCTACTGTAAAAGTTGCAGTGATGGATGATGTGCTAGGTACTGCGCCTGATGTAACAACTGATGTTGTAGCACCTGTATGGCGTCTTAGTTGAAAGTAACCAAAACCATCTGCTCTAGTATTATACTGTGTGTAAATACTACCAGCATTTGTTGACACTGCTGATGCTAAATCGTCATTAGCATAAACTGGTGCCGATAGTGCTGAGAATAAACCAGAAGTAGTGTTATAAACATTTAAGTCTACATCTAAACCAGAACCGGCTGTCGCTAAACGAACATAAGCATCGCCTGATGCTAATGCACCGCCACCTGATTTTGTTGATGGAGCAAACATTGAGAATTGAAAATCTGCTGAACCAGTGTCACCTGCTAAAACCCATGATGAGCCAACTTTTTCAAAGTATGAAACTTTAGCAGTAGATGTTACAACTGCGAAGTCGCCTGCTTGACCGAATGTGTTTAATGGTTGAGCGTGTTCACCTGAAAGTGCATCTACGTTTCCTGTTCCTGGAGCATCGTCTAAAACAGCAATTGATTTTGCTTTCCAATCTGTACCATCATGTACAAATAATCCGAATTTTGTTTTTGATGTGTTATGCCAGTGTGTACCGTTAGTGATAACGCCGGCTGGTGCTGTACTTGATGCTTCTAATTCTGCTAAGTCAACGTCTGCACGAATAACGTATGCATTGTTTGAAACGCCTAGATATTGGTATGCCGCTAATAAGCCGTATTCACTTGTTTCTGAACCTTGTACAACTGAACCGCCAACTTCGTAAAATTTTGGTTCGCCGAATGTTTCAACTAATTCTCTCTGTGATGATACTAAGTAGGCAATTCCTGCGTTTGCTGGCTTTGTACCAGTCGCTGTTGCACTACCCGAGGCATCTGCTTTGTTACTTGCCGTAGCAATAACTAATAATGGAAGTGTACCTTGTGTAGCCGCCGCATATTGCGATTCATCTGTTACGGTTACTGCAACTCCTGGTGATACTAATGTAGCCATAGTATTTTCTCCTGTTTGGTTTGACTGTTAAATATATTTCGCTACATGTATTTAGTCAAAAACATGAAAAAACACTGCTTTTGGGGTTAACTACGTAGACAACACACTCGAAACTTTACTATATAATGTGTCTATTGTGTCGCCATCGTTATAGATGATGTGATTGAATGTGTCGTTAGTTCCTATCCATCTCCATTCACTTTGATGAACATCAGGATATGAAGTTCTCATTAAGTTTGAATTTGTTTTATTGTCTAATATTGCAACTCCCCACCAATCTGGTAGTTCGCCTCGTCTAACATTCCAAACTTCGCCACCCAAATCTTTAATGATTTTTATCTCATTAGCAAATCGTACATCAGGTATGATATAATTATTTTCAGGATTATTAATTATTTCTTGCTTAACTAGACTAACCCAGATACCATCGTAGAAACCATTACGCATACAGTCAGTGCCGAACTCTTGCAGTACAAGTCTAGGAGTAATCTCTCTACCTGTTTCATTAGTCCAAAACTCATCAACAGTTTCACGCCACTCTCTACTTTCTACAGTGTCGCCTTCTAACATAGCACGGTCCCAACCGTATACAGTTGCAACACCATCTTTGAGTTTATCTGCGAATGAAAGTTTTATGAAGTTATGTTCTTCAACTAGAATGTCTGCTACAGTGCCTTTGCCTGAGCCTATTAGTCCTGTGATACCTATTATCATTTGATTTCTTTTTTCAGTTTCGATAATATTATTATACAACCAAAGATACTGAATGTCAACCGTTTTCTGAATTTATATCTCTGGTTTTTATATCTTCTAAGATAGAATCTTTCATTTCATCAGAATAATCCAACCAATCAAAGATTTCGTTCATATGGCGTTTACAGCCAACACAAAAGTTTTTATCATTGTATTTGCAAATACTTACACAAGGACTTTTATTGTTCTTTGGATGAAAAGCCACAATTAGCCAATCATAACACCTAGCGGTGCTGAACCATCAATGTAAAGTTTCAACTCTGTTTCTAACTTTTCTATTTCTGCCGTAGCATCTTGTTTTAGAACGTCACCGTTTAGTGTAACTCCACCCTGTGCGCCTGGAAGTGAAGAGAATTTAGAACGAGCCTCGCCAATCATTTTCTTACAATATGCCAATGAGTAATCTCTCATCCATGATTTTAAGTATGGGTCTTTTAGTAGTTGGTCGTCAGAACGCTCTAAGTAAACATGAAGTAATACCATTTCGTCCGCTCTCATTTTTCTTAAAAGTTTTAACTTATGAGTAGTTGCATTCCAAATAAATTGAATATCAGTAGCCGCAACTCTGCCTAATGTTTCACGGTACTGAGAGAATAGTTCGTATGTTGATATACCACCAACATGATTATTCATAAAGAAATATGAATTTGCATATGCTAATTCAAATGGATCCATGTCTACGCCAGCAGATATGCCATGACCGAAAGAACGATGATGTATCTTTTTAACTTCTGTTATCTCTGCTGGAAGTCTGTATTCATCGACATCTTTCTTTAGTTCAATAGTGTAAAAATCTTCTTCTACTGCCGCTTCTGAACGTTGTCTAATCTTATCTACTGCAATATCGATAGCAAGGTCATAATGTTCTGGATCCAATTCGATATCGACCATACCGTCACCGAGTAATAGTCTAATCTGTCTAATTACATCATTTTTTATTTTATTACGTTGTTTTGCCATTTCTTGACCTCAAATATCATTAACATGTATCACTGTTAACAGTATTTATCAAAAAACTTTTATAATCAAACTGTGGTCGTTAAATCTGCCGTTCATTTTGATTTCAACACTGTTTATTTCATCAAACTGTTTCTGAAATGAACGTTTTGCTATCTTTTTGAACTTTGCTAGTTGTTCGATTGGCTTACGTAGTGTCTTCTGGACGCTCGTGGTTGGGTTAAAACCTTGAATAGTCGTTCCTTTTACACTTAGACCAGATCCGTCTCTCTTTAGTCCCGTAGGGTCAACATTTTGAGCATGGTATACTCCAAGTTTTCTTGTCTTAGAATTGTATACTATGATACTATTGGCTCCAACTATTTCTGCTGGGTTCACACTAATTGACTTAGTTTCTGGATGATGGTCTAAATATTTAAACTTACTGACTTGTTTTTCAGCACTGACTGGCTTCTTCTTACGAGGCTTCCTTGTCACTTTGCCCTTTAATACAATGTTGTCACAAGCATCCATAATAGATTTGTACATCTTAAACTGATTCTTTATTACACTTTTAGATAGATGTGAATAACCTTCTTTAAGTTGCTCATGCATATCTTTATCAAACTCTGACATACCTTTAGTACTAGGAGGATTTACAAGTTCTGAGAAATCGTCAAAGGTTGGCTGATATAATGATGCTATTATTTTAGCATGATTTGGTTTTGCGCCAACAATTAAAAGCATTCGTTGTGGGTCAAAGGTAGTCAACATCGATGAAGAACCATCAAACTCTTCAATATATTCATCTATCTCTTCTGACATTTCTAAAGACTTATTGAATAGAAGTTGTTGAATGGATGGTTTATACGTATTAACTTTTTCTTGTTCTTCTTCTTTCTTTTCTTCTTTGATTATCTTGCCAAAAGAAATAACCTCTTCTATTTGTCCTTTGACAGAATCAGTAATATCACACAAAGATGTTGCTGTAATACCTTCTAATGTATCTAAGTATTCAGGAATACCAGCATGATTCTCTGGCATACCCTTTGATAATGCTCTCACATATCCTGCAAGAGTACTTTTAGTTCTCCAGTCTTCGGCTGCCTTATATGATTTGATATCTTCTTTAGAGTAGCCATTGTCTTTCATGTATTGGACTACCCAAGGAACAAAATCTTTAGATTTGTAATAGTAACTATAATAATATGGAGTTCTTGCACGTTCTCTATAATATTTTTCTGCGGTCCAAGTGTCTGAGCCTTTCCAATCAGGCTCTAGTCCTGTAATAGACTCATCTGAAAGAATATTTGCTTTTTTGTTCTTCTTTTTCATTGTTTTTATAGCCACATTGCCCTCTTCATTTACTTTTATATATCAACATTTAAGAATACTATACACCGAATGCAGTAGTTTGTCAAGTTTTCCGTCATTTTTTCTTTTTTCTTGCAGTTTTTGTATTGTAATCTATTTCTCTGATTCGTTCAATTATGTTGACATCTAGTGCATTCATTAGCAATGCACTTCTAAAATGGTCACTATTATTTGGCATAGTACTGTGTAATGTCCTCGAATTATAAATCAAGGCATCGCCCGCTTTTGACACAAATTGAAAACCTTTAGATGTAAGTAAGTCATTATATTCTTCTTGGTTGTCTTGTATATCTTGGTAATAAAATCTATCTTTATGTGAACCAGGAAGAATACATGTTGCACCGTTCTCTATTGTGAAGTTGTCTAACGGAACAATAATTTGTACACCAAATAACTCATCATTTGTTGACCTAGCAAAATCTTCAAATCTATAAGGAGTATCAACATGTGCCCTAATCTTAGACTGTCCTGGTCTTGTTGTGATTGTATCAACGATATGCATATCCCATTGTTTGCCTTTAAACATTGCGTTTAGAGGACTAGTTAATTTGTCTACTATGGGGTCCCACATTTCTCTTGGTGGCTGTTTACTCCAGCAGATGTTATATTCTCTACCTTTACGATGTTTCCCGTAGTATTCCCCATTTACAGCGTTTCCACGATGTATATTCTCTGGGTTCATTGCCCACAATTTGAATTGTCTCACTGCAAATGGTGATAGCAATTCTTTTATTGACAAGTATCCTTGATTTTCATCTATTAACATATTATTGTACCTTCTTAAAACTTTATTTATAATTTTGAAATTATATTACTATATTATATGATAAATACAGTAAGAAGTCAAATTATGGAGAAAAATAGTTATGGCAAGACTTAGCCTATGGAATCCTAAAAAGGGTAACGATTACAAATTTATTGATAAAACTGTCAAAGCACATTTTGACCATGGCGGTACGTCACTTTTAATTCATAAGTATATCGGCTCACAAGATAAGACTGATGCTGATTTTGACCCTGCCAAACCGGCAATACAAGATTTACTATTTTTAGAGAACAGAGATAGAAAGTACGACACAGATGTGTATGACCTTAGAGGCGTATATACAGTATCTGACCAAGACTTTGAATTATCACAGTTCGGTATGTTCTTAGGTAATGACCAACAAGTGTTCACTCTCCATTTGAACGAGATGGTCAATCAACTAGGTCGCAAAATTATGACTGGCGATGTAATCGAATTGCCTCACATGAGAGAAGACATGATGTTAGAAGGCAACGATGGCGAAGACCCAGATGCAGTAAATCAATATTGGGTAGTACAAGAAGCATCGAAAGATTCGAGTGGCTTTGACCCAGGTTGGTGGCCACATATTTGGCGTGTTCGTTGCAAACAATTACAAGATACACAAGAGTACAAAGATATTCTTGGTACTGGTGAAGAAGCATCCGACTTGAAGAATATTCTATCTACGTACAACAAAGAACTACAAATTACTGATGCTGTTGTACAAGAAGCACAAGATAATGTTCCTGGAAAATACTGGGACTATAGAACTAATAACTTAATGTATGCAACACAATCAAATCATCCAGATGATGTAGATTACGCCACAGTGGCTTTCGGTAAAGAATTTCCTGATAGTCCAAGTACTGATTCTTATTTCTTAAGAACAGATTATTCACCGTCAAGGTTATTTCAATACAGAGATAGCAAATGGTTTAGAATCAATGACGATGATGGTGCTTGGGAAGTTGGACATGCGTTACACAATCAATTTATTAATAACTCAGGTACAGTAACACTAGATGACGGCACAACACTTGCTGGCAAAGTAAATCTGTCGAAGGCAGTTAAACCAAAGGTAGACTAATATGGCACAAAAACATTTCTATGACAATCAGATTCGAAGATATATCTTACAATTTGTAAGAATGTTCAGTGGCTTCACAGTTAAAACAGGCTCAAAGAAAAACGATGGAGTAACTGATTATTATATCAGAGTACCAGCAAGATACGGAGATGTATCTCGTATGGCGGCAACTATTCTTAAGGGTAACTCAGAGAATGTAGTACAATCTGCTCCATTTATTGCTTGTTGGGTACAAAGTTTGCAACCTGATAGACAGAGATTACAAGAGCCATTCTTCAATGATGCTGTGAGTATTAATGAAAGAGCATTCGACTCAAATACAAACTCTTACACCGCAGAACAGGGACAAAAGTATAGTGTAAAAAGATTAATGCCAGTTCCTTACTTACTGAATATGCAAGTTGATATTTGGACTTCAAACACTGACCAAAAACTTCAACTACTTGAGCAAATCTTAGTGCTATTTAATCCAGCATTAGAAATACAACACAATGATAATCCAATTGATTGGACGACAATCACTACTGTAGAGATGACTGACTTACAATGGACAAGCAGAGGAATTCCGGCAGGTATTGAAGACCAAATTGATATTGCAACAATGATATTTCAGATACCAGTTTGGATTAATCCACCAGCACAAGTCACAAGACAAAATGTTATCAGAAATATTATCAATAACATATACACTTATACAGACTTAGACACACTTGATTATGACCCAGATGCATTTGAGTTCTTTGCAGACTTGAACGCACAGTCAAGTGTAATTGTAACTCCAGGCAATTACGCATTAAGAGTTTATGAAAATGGTGGTAATGTTTTAGCAACTCCGTTTGCAAACGGAAATTACGATGCTAGTATTCCTTGGTCAACAGTACTTAAAGAATATGGCACATTAGATAGTGGTGTTTCAAGGCTTCGATTAAAATACCATGGCGAGTTAGATGACTTGAATGCTGACGTAATCGGCACACTATCAACTACTGGTGATAATAATACTTTAGAATTCGCAATCGACACTGCTACGTTACCGACAAATACAATAACATCGGTAGATAGAATTATCAATGCCTCAACAGCAAGACCAGGATTTAACAGTATTCCAAATGTTGCACTAGGTCAAAGATACTTGACATTAGATTCTGCAACAGAAAGCAGTGTGTGGGGAATTGCAGTTGACACTAATGACATTATAGAGTATAATGGTACTGATTGGGTGAAGAGTTTTGACGCAAGTGCTAATGACACTAGAGAATACGTAACAAACACAACGACTTCACAACAGTTTAAATTTGATGCCAAAGATAAATCATGGACAGATACATACCAAGGAATTTATGAGGCTGGATATTGGAGAATGGAACTAGTAGTAACGCCATAATGAAAGAATCGAAACTCAAGGCGGCTGGCGGATGCATAGTCGCAAAAGACACACATAGAATACTTCTACAACAAAGAGCAATAGATGGGTCATTTCCTAGAAATTGGGGTTTCTTTGGTGGAAAAGTAGAAGACAATGAAAATGTAGCACAAGCATTATTACGAGAGTTACAAGAAGAAATATCATTAGATATTGAAAATGATATTGTAAAGATATATCCACTAGACCAATATCATGCAAGAAATGGTGACTTTAGTTACTACTCTTTTGTTATTCTTGTCAAAGAAGAATTCATTCCAAAAATGAACGATGAGTCTGGCGGATATGCTTGGGTAGACACAAACTGCGTGCCAAAACCTTTACATCCTGGTACAAGACGTACACTTTTTAGAAAGAAAAAACTAAAAATTATTAACGATATCATATCAACATTGAAAGTTTAAAATGATAAACTACAAAGATATAAAAAGATTAGATTTAGAAACTAGTAGTTTATGTAATGCTGAATGTCCGAGTTGTAATCGAAGACTAGAAGGTGGCATAAAGAGCAAAACATTCACAGAAACATATATGACCACTGAGCAAGTTAAAGAATGGTTTTCTGAAGACTTTATTGAAAACTTAAACATGATTACGATGTGTGGTAATTATGGAGATTCCATGACTAACCCAGATTTAATTCCTATTTTGAAACACTTTAGGTCTATAAATCCAAATATAAGATTTCATATGAACACAAACGCAAGTGGCAGAGATGAAGCATTCTGGCGTGAGTTAGGAGAGATATTCTCTGTCAATAATTCTACTGTTGTATTCAGTGTTGATGGTCTTGAAGACACAAACTGGATATACAGAAAAGGCACATATTGGGATAAAATTATGTTAGCAATGGAAACATATATCTCAACAGGTGCTGATTCTCATTGGGAATTTCTTGTGTTTAGACATAATGAACATCAAGTAGAAGAAGCAAGACAACTTGCAAAAGATATGGGAGTCACCAAGTTCTTTGCCAAGAGAGCGATGGGCTTTTCTACTAATAGAGACAAAGACAATAATATTATTCAATCAATGAAAGTATACGGTAGACAAGGCGAGTATCAATATACAATCAAGCCACCAGCAGAAGTTGAAAGTAAGAATGTTGAAAAACAATTTGACAAAAGAAATCTAGGCAATGATGACCAACAGAAAATGTTCTTAGATTCAGAAAAAGTTGGATATATCACAGATATAAAATCAGATTTAGAAAAATCTTATATTAATATTGAACCTGTTAAACGTAAAGACAGAACAAATCACATAAACAACATAGACAGAGAGTTGACTGGACACGAAGTAGAATTAGGCAAATGTGATATAGATTGTGTAGCAATAAAAAGTTCACATATTTTTGTAAACAGTTATGGGTTAGTTTTTCCGTGTTGTTGGCATGCCGCAATGTATGATGATGAGTTTGGCACTGAAGACATGGTTGGTCCGTTAGTGAATTTTATAAAATCTTTTGGAGAAAATAATATTTCATTACAACACAAATCTATAAAACAAATAATAGATGGAGAAATATATACAACTGGTTACTTAGATACATTCAAAGATAGAGATATAAGAAACAAAAGACTTAAGTCCTGTGCCGCCTTGTGTGGTGTAGTTGCAGGCTAATACAAAATGTATTAAATCGTCACTTTGAGACACACTAAATCATCCTAAATACTACTGTAGAGAAGTTTGGAGGAGATATAGTGAATCAACATATCATAAACTTAGAGAAACAGAGATTCATAAGAGATTGTAAGGCAGTTCTTAAAGGGGAAAGAACTACGGACAGTCTAAGAAGAACCATTGTACACTCTAGTCCTGGACACATAGAATATCTAAAGAGAGATTTAGATACAGCCGAAGCACGTCTAATTGATGTTGTAATTGCTAAAGTCAAAGAAGAATCTAAAAAGGCATTATCAGCAAGTAGCCAACGTATTAACATACTGGCTATAAGTGTGCTTGAAAACTTATCTACTGAAAGTTCAGAATTTGCTATCGAAGAAATAACAAAAAGATACCGAGAAAGTATCAATCCTGTGAAAGCATTATATTATGATTTACAAGAGATTATGTTTCTATATGATGGCAAGCCAAAGAACAAACATCACACATTTCTAATCAATAAGTTTAGAAAGATAGAGGCATTTGAAAAAGTGCTAACTGCAATAGATAGAGATATCAGAGACTTAGCAGAATGTAAACAACGAGTTAATAAGTTGAAGAATGAATACGGCTATCCAAACACAAGCGAACATTTAAAAAGAATTGTAGATTATCACAATGAGATGCTTCAATGGAAGACACTGTTTGAAAAGTTTCCTGAATGGATTCAGGAGAACTCATTGCCTGTAGGGTCTAAAGATGGTAAGAAAACATTCTGCACAACTATCAAAAAATTATTCAAATAATCAAAAAAACTATGTATAAAAAAAGGGAGCATAATTGCTCCCTTTTAGTTGTTTCTTTAAAGTTTAAGTAATTACTTACCTACTTTAACTTCAACGTAGCCTTCGCCACCTGTAGTTTTGTCTTCAATAGCGATACCAACATATGCTGTCATACGAGGGTCTACAGTTGTTTCTGTCCATACTGTTGCAACGCCTGAAATATCAGATGCTACTAGAATGTCGCCTTTAGAAACTGTTCCAACAACTTTACATGGTACACGACCTTGTAGAGCGATGAAAGGGTGAGTTTCTGAATTACCAGCCGCATCGTTCATTGCGAATGCTGGTTTAGTAGAAACTACACCTGCAATCTTAGTTGAACCATAACCTTGTGCTGAAGTAACTTCTGCTTCGCCACCAAACATAACTAATGTACCTTCTTCATATGGAGCGTCTGCCGCATATCTTTCAGCAAGGTCGGCATATTTTGCATATGTCGCCGTACCGTTAAAGTCAGTTGCTGTAACTGCCGTGAATGTAGGTGAAGAAGTTGTTGTTAAGCCTTGGTTAAGTGATTTAACATGAGCAATACCAGCCAATTCAGAGTCCATTAAGGCACCTGCCGCTGTCACGTTTGTCGCATCAGTTACGTTTGCACCTGATTCGATACCGTCTAACTTAGCACCGTCTGTAGCAACATCTCTTCCATCAAATGTAGAGTTAGTAGTTACTGCACCAGTAAATGCACCACCTGCCAATGGCATTTTAGTAGCAATTGAGTTAGTAACTGTTGTGCTAAAGTTAGCATCATCACCTAAAGCAGCCGCTAGTTCATTTAGTGTATCTAATGTCGCTGGAGCAGAATCCGCTAACGCCGATACTTTAGTATCAACATATGATTTGTTTGCCGCATCTGCTGAAGCAGTTGGAGTACCCAAATCAGTGATTTTGTTAGTGTTCATGTCGATTGTTGAACGCATGTCTAAAACGTCATCCATACGAATGTCATCTTTGAAACGAATTTTCTTAGTTTCGATACGACCGAAGTTGCTATCGTCACTATCACCTGAGCCACCATCGTTTGTTAATAGTTTAGCCGCAAGAATAGATACGTTACGTTCAACGTCTGCCATACGTCTAAGAGACGATTTTGAACCTGACATTGTGATATCATCTGCGCCTGCATCACCTGTAAATTCAACTAGTGAACCAGATGAATTATACTTATATTTTTTTGTTTTATCGAAGGAAAACTTATTAGTGTTACCTCCACTTCTCATTTTACGTGCCATTTTTATTCTCCTTTATGAGTTGATTAGCCCGAGACACCCTTTTTAATTCTGTATCAATCTATCGCCTCTCCGTGCGGTAGAACGTGGGAGGTGGTGCCTCCCACGTCTTGTCTAATCTCTATTTTTGTTTACTCAATCAATTATTTGATTAAGTGTTTGTAAAGCCTGTTACTTCTAATTCATCGTCTTCAGCAATAACGCCTGTAGCGATAACAACTGATGTACCAGAAACAGAATATTCAGCAGGACGTAACAACTGTCTGTTTAAGAAAACAGCATAGTGTTGTGCGTTTGATAATTCACTGAATGTAAATGATACTGTTGATGAAGCATTTGTTGTTTCTTGTGATGAAGTTACTGTTTGTACTGAACTATGGAAATGAGTAGTGTTAACTACTAAATCAATAGTACCGTCACCATCTTGGTATGATACTGTAATACCAGTCTCAGTGTTAGATGATAACATAGCACCAACTAAGTCTTGTAGTTCTTCGTCAGTTCTTTCAGTATATGACATAGCGCCAGTTGTACTGTTGTAACTTAGAGAACCAGAAGCAGAAATTGCCGCTCTTGCTCTTGCATCTGTATAGTACTGGTTCGTACCTTCAGTCAAATCACTTGTAGTTGCATTTGCGATTCTGGCGTCTGCTCTTGCATCTGTGTAGTACAAGTTAGTACCTTCAGATAAGTCAGTCGTAGAAGCCGCCGCTATTCTGGCGTCTGCTCTTGCATCTGTGTAGTAAAGATTTGCTGAACCTTCTGATAAATCATCTGTGTCTGAACTTGCTAGACCTGTTGTTGAAATAACACCAGTTGATGAGTTATAAGAGATATCTCCAGAAACACTGATTGCGCCACGGGCACGAGCGTTTGTGAAGTATAGGTTAGTTGAACCTTCAGTCATCTCATCAGTATTGTCTTTAGTTGCGATTTGTGAAGCAACATAAGCCTTAACTGATTGTTGTGAAGGAACATGTGTTGCACTGTCTGAAGACATGTCGTCTTCATCTTTAAGATGAGCCGATATGCTTGTTACAGTACCAGCAGAACCTGATATATCACCAGTTACGTCACCAACCAAGTCACCTTGGAATGATGTTGAAGCAGTAATAGTTGTACCACCAATTGATGTAAATGAACCAGCCGCTGGAGTGTTACCACCAACTACACCGTCAAGGTTACCAGTTACGTTACCAGTTACAGCACCTGTAAACGTGTTGGCGACTAATGCACCAGCATGTAAAGTGTTTGAACCAGTTGACCATCTGTCATCTGATTCGTTCCATAGGAACTGAACGTTTAATGAATCGCCACGTTCTACTTCGAAACCTGAGTTTTCAGTAGGTGTGCCGGTTGTGTTTGAGTTAAGAACAAACATGTTGTCTTCAAACAATACGTCTGTTGTGTTAACTGTAGTTGTTGTACCAGAAACTGTTAAGTTACCAGCAACTGTTACGTTACTAGAGAATGCACCAGTTGTACCAGAAACGGCATTAGAGCCACCTGTTACTGCTGAAGCCGCCGCTGTGTCAACGTATGTTTTGTTTGCCGCATCAGTACCAGATACTGGTGTTGCTACTTCTTTAATTAAGTTTGAGTTCATGTCCATGTGGTCGCCGATTTGTAAATCGCCTGATACTGCACCTAATTCACCAGTAAAGTTAATACCATTACCTGAGATTAGTTTTAATGTACCTGTTCCACTTGTAGTAAACTTAAGGTCTTCGTTTGCGTCTGTTGTAACGCTGATTGTACCAGAATCATCTTCAATAACTTTCTTACCGTTAATGTATAATGAACCAGGACCAACGTAGACATCACGCCACATCTTCGTGGTTGAGCCTAAGTCGTAAGTAATATTTGCACTTGGTAGTACGTGACCTGTCATTGTTAGGTCACCTGTTACTGCCGCGGCGCCTGACATAGTTGTCAAACCTGTGACACCAAGTGTGCCACCAACTGTTACGTTACTTGTAAACGTACCCGTTGATGATGATACTGCCGCACCTTCTAGTGCTAAGGGCTGACCACCCGCTGTAGAACCGTCGTGTACAACTATTGTTTTTTTAGTTGTATCAACTGTAACTTCACCCAATAAACCGGTAAAAGATGAATGTTCAGTCGTTGTACCACGTCGGAATTGAATTGCATATGCTGCCATTTAATTTTCTCCCGTCTTGTGTTATTTTATAAAATATTATCAGAATGTTTCCATCCCTTGTTGCTTCTTTAAGGTTGAATGTTTCCATCCTTTCGACTAAGACAAAGGTTAGCCTAGGATAAGACAGGTAAGTCCTCTCCATAATGTAACGAGACCCTTTATCTTCTCGTTACAATACTATTTATCGAAATGTTTGGAAAAGCAATAGTTACAGTTAATAATTAAGTACTTATAAAATCACAACTTCTATAACTTTTTTGCCCTCTGTGAGGTCTGTCTCAAGTGACTTAGCAAAGACTGAACGACCAGCATCAAACTTGCCATTACTCTTAGCATATCCTGGCTCATCATGTGCTGTAATAATCAAATCACCCTTAGACACTGGACCAACCATGTTACATGGCACTCTACCTCTTAGTGCGACATATGGATGCGTCACTGAATTACCAGCATCAGCATTTAGTTTAATCGCTGGATTAGTAGAAATTACACCTGCCACTGATACATCACCAGCAATACTCGTTGTTGTGATTTCTGCTTCACCACCAAATACTACAACTGTTCCAGGTTCATACGGAACGTCTGTTGCATATCTTTCTGCTAAGTCGGCATAGGTTGCGTGAACTGAGTGACCGTAAATATTGGCATACTTTTTAGTAGGACTACCTAAGTTGTAAGTATTGTCTGTCGCTGGTTCAATAGTTCCTGAAATATTAGTTGAACTATCAGTACTTGTAATAGTAAAGTTAGGATATGTTCCTGAGATACTAGTAGCACCTGCGCCAGTTAATGTAACTGTTTGGTCTGGAGAAGTATTTGTAAATGTTGTTCCTGATAAACTTAAACCTGTACCTGCTGTGTATGTTGTGTCTCCGGTATTAGTATAGTTACTAGGGTCAATTGTTCCTGCTGATGCTGAAGTCCAATCGATGTGTTCGTTTGCTACAAAGCCAGATAGTGTATCATGGTTAAGTCCTGAAATTGCTGAAGACAATTCAGTATCAGTAGCCATCGCATTTTCAATCTCTAATAAAGTATCGAAGGCTGAAGATGCACCACCGATTAAGGCATCAATCTTTAACTGTGCCCTTGCATCTGCTCTTGCATCTGTATAATATAAGTTAGAACCCTCTGTAACATAATCAGTATTTTGTGTTGCCCAAGATATATCACCAGAACCATCTGTCTTCATTACTTGATTTGCTGAACCGTCTGCGGCTGGGAATTTAAATGTCGTTATGCCTGAAGTACCAAGTTGATGTATTCTTCCATCTGTGCCAGTACCAACTGCTAATCCGACTTCATTTGATGTTCCAGAATTACCAGACAAAATGAGAGGCGCATCAGACACTGTTAATGCAGACTGATAATCAGTACCATCTATAGAAACAGTTGTTAAGCCAGAAATAACACTCTTAGTAGATGGTCTATCATAAACTAATGTACCAACTACTTCACCAGTTGTATTACCAACTGTGAAATCTAAATCACCAATTGCAATTAAATCATTTGAAGATGATGAGATTGAGAAACTTTCTGAACTAGCAACTAGACCTGTTTCATTATAATCTTCAGCACCCCATGTAAATATCGCAGTAGATGATGATGGATTAACTACTTCAATTGTATCACCAACACTAACGCTATGTGTCCAGAAGACAATCTTATAATTATTGCCTGATGTATTTGTGACATCGACATGTGTTTTATCAATATAAAATCCGTCTTCATCTCTCAATTGAATATTGGAATTAGAAAGTGCTGTCGATGACGATACTGTCATTTCTCCATAAGCATATTGCTTGAATTTTATATCCGTATCTGCCGCAGAAATATTTAATTGGTTTTGATTTCCAGGAGTACCAGAATCGTTATCTGCATGTTGTGATGCTAATGTAAATGTATATGTATCTGTTGGCGGTGAATAAACAACAACCATACTATTCTGTTCAATACTATCTCCAGTATCTCTGAAAACAAAATTACTTGAGGAAGCGGCTGAACCGAAATATGTTAAGGATGAATCACCTTTGAAGCCTAGAGTATCTATCTGTGTACTTGTAAGTGTTACAAAACTACTTACAGAGTTTGCATAATCACCATCATCATTTATTGTAACTGTTGTGTTTGACAATAGTGTTTCTGTTGATGCGCCGACTGTTCCTGTGACAATTGATGGAGTTGCATTTGTTGTCAATGTAACTGTGTCATCAAGTGTAGTTAAGTCAAATGTGTTTAGGTCTAAAGTGCCACCCAATTGTGGTGAGGTATCTTCTACAATATTGTTTATAGATACTGCTTGTGCCCTTGCATCTGTAAAGTAAAGATTTGATGAACCCTCTGCTACTGTATCAGTATTGCCTTGTGTAAATGATATAACACCCGAAGTACTGTTGTAACTTAAAGAACCAGTTGCACTAATAGAGGCTCTTGCTCTAGCATCTGTGTAATATAAATTTGTACCTTCTGTCAAATCGGATGTTGTTTTTGTACCAAGTCTTGTGTCAAATGTAGAATTAAAATCTGCTATTGCCAGTTTAGTAGCAATAGAGTTTGTTATCGTTGTACTAAAGTTAGCATCATCTCCAAGTGCCGCGGCTAATTCATTTAATGTATCTAATGTTCCAGGTGCTGAATCTACTAATGCATCAATCTTTAATTGTGCCCGTGCATCTGCTCTAGCATCTGTGTAATATAAATTTGATGAGCCTTCTGCAACTGTATCTGTATTACCTTGTGTGAAAGATATGACACCAGTTGATGAGTTATAACTTAAACTACCTGTCGCACTAATAGCCGCTCTTGCTCTTGTATCTGTATAATATAGATTTGTATTTTCTGCAACTGCAAGTGTGTCTAATGTTTGAAATGATTTATCACCTCTATAATATTGAGATGTTGTACCAGCAGTTATAGTTGGTTCTTTGCCTGCTAATGAAGTTGTCATCGTAGTGGCAAAATTTGCGTCATCGCCTAAAGCGGCCGCTAATTCATTTAATGTATCTAATGTTCCTGGCGAAGAGTCAACTAAAGCATCAATCTTTAACTGTGCCCTTGCATCCGCTCTTGCATCTGTGTAGTAAAGATTAGTTGAACCTTCTGCTACAGTATCTGTATTGCCCTGTGTATATGAAACAACACCTGTGCCACTATCATAACTTAAACTACCCGTAGCACTAATAGATGCTCTTGCTCTTGCTGTCGTATGATATAAATTTGTTGTACCTTCACTTAGGTCATCTGTGTCTTTGGCAGTGAATGCTGAATCAAAATCTGATTGACTAAAATTATTACCAGGAACAAAGTTAGTACCATTCCATATGATAGTTTGTCCAGTTGTAGGCGCATTTGTTGTTGTATCAACATCACTTAAATCATCAATACTGCCAATAACTGTTGGCACGTTTGTTAAGTTATTATAATCTAAGTAATACGCACCGTTTTGTCCATCTAATGTTTCTATGAAATTACTATCTGCTTGTAATGTGGCATATCTTGCATCAACTCTTGCATCAGTATAATATAAGTTTGTTCCTTCAGTCAAATCACTTGTAGTATGATTAGCAATACTAGAAACTGTACCTGTTACATTGCCTACTAACGCACCAGTTATAGTTGTCGCATTTACAGTTGAGAATGTGCCAGCCGCTGGTGTGTTTGCGCCAATAATTGTTCCATCAATTGCGCCACCATTAATATCTATATTTGAGAATGTAGAACCAGATGATGTTATATCACCCGTTACGTTACCTGTTAAATTGCCTTCGAATATTCCTGCAACAAATGTCTCAGCACCAACTGACCATTTGTCTGTCGTTTCGTTCCATAATAAGAATTTGTTGTCTGAAGTACCACGTTCAATTTCTATACCAACATCTTCAGATGGAGCACCAGTCAAGTCGCCATTAATTAAAAGTTTCGGGTCAGCAAAACTAGTTTGAATTGAGTTAACTGTAGTAGTGTCTCCAGTTACTACTAGATTACCCTTAATTTCAACAGTGCCACTAGTGGCTTTAATAACTCCAGAACCAGAACCGTTATCTAAAACTAATTCTTCACCTTTTAGATAAAGTCTATCGCCGAATTTAATTTGTTCTGCCATTTTTATTCCTTATAATGCCGCTATACGTGATTTAAAGTCTGCAAAGTCTGTGCTAGCCGCAACTTCAGCCTTTAGTGTTGCTAAACTAATAGTTTCACTTTGTAAGGCGCTATCTGCTAATGCACCCTGTGTCGATGTAGCCGCATCTGTAATTCCATATCCCGCCAATGTAGTGGGTGTATTAAGTAGTGAACTAAATTGTTTATCAAAATTTATACTAGGTGGAGCCCAAACATAATCTGTGCCGTTCCATGATAGAACGTAACCACTATTTGGATTGCTTTGGTTTAAGTGTGTGTCAATTCTTGCATCTGTAAAATATAGATTAGAAGAACCTTCAGTTAATGTATCTGTTGTATAATTTGTAAGAACGTTAGTAATGTTAGCGCCATCGCCAGCAATTACAGAAAATGTTCCTGGTCCAGGATCCGTATCACCAATTACAACAGTATCTAAAAAACCACCATTAACATCAATTTGTGCAAATGTAGAAATACCGGTCGAAGTCATATCGCCAGTTACGTTACCTGTTACATTACCAGTTACGTTACCTGTTAGATTGCCTTCAAAGCCATTCACAGATTTAACTTTTTCACTAAAATCCCAAGTGTCTGTTGAGTCTACAAACAAAATTGTTTTATCAGTAGCGCCTTTAAGAGTAATACCACCACCATTTGCGGTTGCATCTGTGGGAGTAGTTACCGAACCAAGTTCTATATTCTTATCATCAACAGTTAGAGTTGTAGAATTAACAGTAGTTGCTGTTCCATTGACTGTTAAGTCACCAGTTACAACAAGATTATCGTCAACCTTTAAAGTTCCATCAATTGATTTTATAACGGCATTATTAGAACCATTATCCAAAATCAATTCTTGTCCTTTTAGATATAGTCTATCACCAAATTTGATTTGTTCTGCCATGCTTTATTCCAAAAAAATACTAGTACATCATTATTATATGTATTTATCTTATAGGTTTGGAATCAGGCATTAAAAAAGCCACCCGAAGGTGGCTTTTTCTATTCATTATTAATATAATAAAATATTATGTGAATGAAACGTTGCTCATTGCAATTTTTGAAACGTAGTCAGCCGCATTACCAAGTGATGATGCAGTGTTGTTCAATTCAACATACCCGTAACGAGTCATGAATGATACTACTGGTTCGAATGAACTTGGGTCAACCACAACGCCTGATGACATTAATGGAACGTATGGGCAATAGAACGCAGCCGCGTCAATTTCGCCTTGACCTTTATAACCTAAAAGAACTGTGTCGTCTGTAGCGTATGTGTTTACATAGATACGCATTGAGCCGTTCAAAGTACCTACAAACTTAGTGTTTGTTGGTGCTTCAAAAGTACCTTCAGTAGTTCTAGCAAATGCTGATGTAGTTGCAGACTGTAGCAATGTTAATGCTGTTGGAGAAACTACTGCCCAGTTTGCCGCGCCTCTACGAGTACGTTGTGCAATTAGGTTTGCTTCTCTGTTCATTAATGTTGCAAGTGCCGCATGTTCGTCACCAACAAAAGTTGTAGTGTGACGGGCGCCAATAGCAGTTTGGTCGAAGTCTGTAGCCGCTGATGTAGCCAATGATTTTAGTGAACCTAAAATTTCTTGGTCGATTTCAGCAGTGATTTCCATAGCAAGTGCTGCCATGATTTCTGCTTCAACGTCTAAGCCGTGCATTGAATTAGCATCTTGTGCCGCTTCGAATGTCCAACGTGCTGATAACTTACGTGTTTTCGCTTCAACTGTTTGTTTCAACACTTGAATTGACATTTTGTTACCTGCTTCACCTTCCATAGACGCAGTTGGTGCCGGAGCACTTGAACCGTCGCCAGAGTAGTTGTTAGCAATATCAAATGGTGAAAGTGCTTCAGCACCTGCTGTTGCGCCACCGGCTGATTCTGCATAACGTACTCTTAGTGAGTGAATTTGTCCAACTGGACCAGTCATTGGCTGTACGCCGATGATTTCGTTTGCAATAACAGTTGGCATAACACGTCTAATGATTGGTAAAATAACTTTGTTCAAAGTAGCAATATTACCAGCCTGTGTTGCACCCGCTGCCGCACTTTCTGTAAGTGCTTGTTTTGTGTTTTCTAAAACTGAGGACATTACGTCACGTTTGTTACCTTCTAGACCATCTAAAAGTGTTTCACGTGTAGTATCCCAGTTATTTCCTTCGAAAAGATTTTCCATCTTTCTCTCCTGTTTCTGGTTATTATTTAAGTCCAGCCAATTTCTTTAACTGGATTATATTGGCATCGCTACCCTGTGATGTTGCTTCTGAAGTTACTACTTCTTCAACTCTATCGCCAGTGTGTTCTGTTACTTTGCCTTCATTTAACGATTGTTTTGCCTCTGTTGAGACGTTCTCATTCAAAACTGCAGGCAAGTATTTCTTAAATGCAGATTTTAAATTAGTTGTTTTTACTGTTTCAAGTAAATCAACCATAACTGTACGCTTTTCTTTGCCTAGAGGCGATAAAAGACTTTCCATGACCTTGTTTCGGTCCATTCTGTCTTCTAGCACTTTCTTTGCAGTTTCGGCGCTTGAGATGGCTTCTTCTTTTTCAGTAATTGTTGCTTCTAACTTAGCAATCTCGGAAGCAGATTCTTCTAATTTTTTAGTAATCTTAGCAACTTCAGTACCTTCACTTAGTTGTGAGGTCATAAATTCGCCAGCGAATGTTTCAAAAATCTTACGGCCAAACTCGTTTTCTTTAGCCGCTTGGATGTCCTCTTTAAGAACAGCCAATTCAGAACGTAAAGCAGTATCAATTGTCTTTTCGACCAATTCTGCTGAACGCTTGATAAATGAATTCTTAGTCTTATTAAGAATCTCTTTACCTTCTGCTACCATACGTACTTTAGTTTCCACTAAATCACGCTTATCATCGTGGAATTCCGCAAGTTCACGTGAAAGTTGTTTAACAACGAAATCTTTAGTTCTATCTAAATGTTCGTTAACTTTAGCACGGTCGTCACGTAATTCTTTAACTTCATTTGCTAATTGAGAAGTAATGAATTTTTCAAGGAGAGATGCATGTTCAGAAATTGCTTTCTTATATGCAACACGTTCTGCGATTAGGGCTTCACGGTCAGTTTTGAACTCATCCATTTCAGTTTTGATTGCTGATGAAAGCATGTTATCCATGGCTTCTACAATCACTGATTTGTCATGTTCGAACTTCTGTGCAAACTCTTCACGCAACTCGGCTGTTATCTCCTCTCTTGCTTCATTTATTTGTGCTTCCCAAGCCTCTGATATTTGATGTGAAACTTCTTCACTTAAAACATCAGACTCAAGAAGACCAGCAAGGATTTCATTTGTTGCCATTGTTGGTTCTCCTTCTTTCAATTAAAGTTTAAGTTCTCTAATGAACTTAACTATTTCTTTTGACAAGTACTTCTGTGCAGTCTTGTCCTGTTGAACACCTTGTGCTAGTTGCCAAGTTTGGTAACCGCCACGCATGTTCATTAATCCTTCGTATATTGCTTTTGGATATGCATCCGGGGCACTTGGCTGTGCCACAATATCGACAGTGATAATTTCATAATTGCTAACTTTACCAGCGTGGTCAACTTCACCAGAACCACGAGACGAGACGCCTAAAGTGGCACCTGATTCGATTAGTGTTCTGATAATGTTGCCCATTGGTGTAGGAACAATCTTTAGTTTACCAAATCCATCAGCGCCATCCATCCACATATTTTCAATAATATGTGAAACACGGTCAACGTTGACTGTTAATTCAGGTGGATGGTCGCATTCACCTAACACTGGAAAGCCCTCTTTAATTCTTTTTTGGACTGATTCCACTGCTTTAGATATTTCGCTCACAGGATACATTCTTTGGTTAGCATTCTTAACGTTACCTTGAACGAAAATGCCTTCCATAAACATATTCTTTTCACCTGACTCGTTCTCAACAATACGTGACTTAACGTTTGCTTGATTATGTGTATATTTTTCAATAAGAACTGTCATTGGTTTCTCCTAAAAGAGTTTATTACTTAGGCTTTTTTCGGTGCTGGCGCTTTCTTGTTGCCAACTGTGTTTACATTACCTGTTTTCATATCTTCTGCTGATGCTGAACCGCCAGATGTGTTACCATCGTTTTGTCCAACTGGTGCCGCGTCACTTTCGTCTGCGCCGCCATCTTTAGCAACTGGTGAAGAACCTTCGCCATTGTCGCCTTCTTTAGCAGATGCTGGAATTGTATATTCTTCCAACTTTTCTTCTTCTTCAGATGCATCTTCATCTAAATCTTCTGATGCGGCTTCTTCGATTGCTTCGTCAGTTTCTTCTGTTTCAACAACTTCTTCAACTGATTCTTCCATCTCTGGCTCTTCAATATCTAAATCGATATCGTCCATATCCATTTCTTCGCCTTCATCTTCTGCATCGTCTTCGCCAGCCATAATTTTTTCAAATTCTGCTTCTAGGTCAGATAACGCTGATTCTAAATCTTCAACTCTGTCTTCAATCTCTTCCGCTGGCTCTTCATCACCCATTTCTAGGTCTTCTTCAGCATCATCGTCAGACATATCTTCATCGTCAAACATTTCTTCTGTTTCAATTTCATCAGAATCTTCTTCGATATCATCGTTTAAAGATTCGATTTCTTCTGATTCTTCAATTTCCTCAAGTTCTTCTTCTACAACTGTGTCGCTTTCGTTTAAAGAATCCTCATGGATTTGTCGTGCTTGTTCAACAACGAAGTCATGTAAAAGCGATTCTGCTTTTGCATTCTCTTCATTGATTAACAATTCTAGCACTTGTTCTAGTGTACTTCTGGACATGTTAAGTCTCCTTAATAATCTTTTAATAGCCACTACAATTGCGGCAGGGTTATAGAAACAAGCAATGCGCCAATTTGTTGCAAAGTGAGTTTCATACACAAGTATTTATGGGGATTATGTAAGTATATTGGGAAAATGCTCGGAAATGAGCATTTTTTTCGGTTTTCTCACCGAACTTAAGATATTTAGTAAGTTTTACTAATTTATAAAACCGTACTTAATAATGAAATATAAGTTTTTTATAAGTCTAATGCGCCGCCACCAGCAGGTGCTTCATCAGAAGAACCGCCGTATTGCTTCTGGATTTGCTCATTATCAGCCGCTTTTTGAAACTTTCTATACTCTCTTATCTTTCTAAGTTTAGAAAGGTGTACAAGAGTCAGTCGAGTTTTACGTGTATCTTCTAAATCGATAGCGTTAAACTCGTCTTCTTCTGGCGAATAGTTCTCATTTATTTCAATATATTTCATACTAGTATTTATGCATCTTCGTCAGTTTCTGTGTTTTCTTCTCCAGAAATCACAGACGCATCATCAGTTGCATCACCTTCTAAATCATCAAAGTCTTCCATGTCGCCACCACCATCAAAGTCGCCGCCTGCTGGACCCGGAGATGCTCCTACACCTTTAAGTCCATCATCACTGCCTTGAAGTGGGTCAGTAACATCACGTTCTTCTTTCCACATCATTGAGTTTTCTAAGATTTCCTCTTCAGATAATCCTAAGAAACGTTTCATTGCAAATCGCTTACTAATGTAATCTGCACTTTCAATGCTTGTAAATACGTTCATTGCTACTTGGTCTACTTCTGCTTGACGATACTTACCGAAGTTCTGGACAGTGTTGAATGACAAATCAAAAGAACTGCTTTCAATCACAACACCGCGGTGCTTTAAGAACATCTTAAATTCTTTATCTAGTTCTTCAACAATAAGTTGTTGTAGTCTTTCACAATACTTTGTAAATCTGAACTCTTGTATCATCGCAGTACCAGTTCTACCATCGTTAAACGCAGAACCATTTGCATCCATACCACCCAAGTAACTTGGTGGAACACGTAGACCTCTTAGTAGTTTATCATTGAAGAATTTCAAATCATCAATTTCACCTAAGTTCTCACCACCTGGAAGTGTCTCAACTTTAGAACCACGACCTTCAGCCGTTTGAGCAAAGAAGTAATCTTCCATGATTGATAGTGGATTATACGCACTATCAACAACGTTAGCACCACCACCAGTTTTAGATGGGATTCTACGTTGATGAATTTCGTTCTTAATACGCTCTAAGTGTTGACGTGCTTTGTGAGTTGGCATATCACCAACATCGATATAGAATACTCTACGTTCTGGCGCACGTTGTACACGATAGATAATAATAGAGTCTTCTAGTAATTCTTTTTGTTTGTATACTTTAAATACAGGCTCAAGCATACTTGTACCAAACGGCCAGTATTGGTCTATACCTTCACTTAAAGATACATGAATAACATGCTTGGCATCAATTGCTGTAGTTGTTACATCGTTTGCAAACCTTGAACCTTGACCATCCGCACCTGAACCATAACTTTGTTGCATACCAGATGTAGATGTAGGAATACCCATCTTCTGACTGCCAGTTTGTGATAGTTTAACTGTGTCTGCGGTAATATTAAGACTTTGCATATTAATATCTAAATCTTTAATGTAATATGCTTCAATCTTTTTGCCTTTGCCTTCGTTTACGACAACTTTTTCAACCTTTGATGGGTTTACCCAATATAGTTTGTATGTCTGTGGGTCTCTAACGAATAATTGGTCACCGTACTTAACTGTATTTCTAAAAATTCTAAAGATACGTTTGTTCATCTTATTCATTGAACACCATTGACGTAATGACTTTTGAAGAATTTCGTTTTCAGTAAACGATGGGTCATCATTGTATTGAATGTTAAATGGCAATTTAGTAGTTTCACTAAACAATGTAGAGAACTCTGCAATTGTATCTAATGCCGCATTGACTTCTGAATCCATGTCCATTTGGTCATATTGACCATAACGTTGGGCACGATTCGGTTGACCCATATAGACCTCTGGTAACCAACTGCTATATTTAGAACTCGAAGCATTATTTTGTGCTGGTCCTGTTTCTGCCGGGCGTGGAACACCGTCATATGTTTTAAAGTACTTTTTCCAAGTCATAATTTATTCCTAATTTTATCTATATTAACATATTTTGTATACATTGTCAACCTCATCCCTTAATTCTTCAACTGATTGATTAAAGTAGTTAGACTGGCTAATATCTTCTGTTGTGTTTGATTTATACTATTAGCATTTGAGCCCTCTGCCGTTTGAGTAATCATAATGGTTGATAGTGACTGTAATAGTCTTTCATAATCTGCTCTTCTATCTTCGGCAGTTGCATTTTTATCTTTACCAATCTTTTCAATCATATCATTAGTATATTTTTCAAAATCTTGCATTTGAGAATTACTGATTGTACGACCTTGTTTACCTGCTTTTGTGAAGTCTTGGGCAGACCTACCATCATTACTTAGTACATTTGTTCCAAACACACTACCAACTCCGTCGAATACAAATGCTGGAAACTGAAGCATTTTAGTAACAAGTGAGGCTGTTTCTACTACTACTTGTTTTACACCAGTAGTAGCATTACTAAATCCATCAATTAAATTTGCGTTTTCTGTAATTGTATCTCTGGCAGTTTCTGCAAATCTTCTATTTGTTTCTGTTAGATTTTCAACGTTATCAATAAAACCTGGCATAAGGGCATTAAATGCATCTTCATATCCAACTGAGGCTTGACGTTTTGCTTCTCTGTTTCTCATTTCTACTGAGTCTGCTCTATCACCACCAGATATGCCTTGTCCAGCCTCACTTAATGTTTGTTGAAAAGCCGCTAACTGACCAATGAGAGCCATAGTTCCATCAGTAAATGCAACACCTCTGTTTTGAGAAGACGAGAATGTCTCTATCAAATCGTCAATAAATCCAGAACCTTGGCCAGCCATGAATTCTTGGAATGCCGCATCACCTTGTGTTTCTAAAACATTAGCCGCTTGATTAGTGAACTTAATCAATTCTAAACCTGCTTGAGAGCCAGACATTTCTTGGAATTGTTCAGTTTGCATAAACTGATTTGCTCCTGCGCCTAATCTTGTAGTTATTAATTCAGCAAGTGGATTATTCATTCCACCCATAAACTCCATTCCAGCCTTTAATGACGTTTGCATTTGGTCTGGAAGAGTTAAAAGCATGCCTCGTTGTTCATCAGTCAAAGCATTCTTCATTATAGATGCCGCTTCTTCCATTGAAACTTTTAGTACATTCGATGTTGCTTGAACATTAGACATAAAACTGTCCATGCCAAGTCTCTGTTGTTGGTCACTCATTCTATTAAGTTGACCTGAAAGTCTTAAAGATTCTAAGTATTCACCAGATAAGTGAGCAACTTGTCCAAACTCTAAACTAAACTGTTCCATTAATCCAGTAGGACCTTGTGCCATATTGTTTACAAAATCTAATGTAGCCTTTACGCCTTTTACGCCAACTGCTTCAGAAAATGCTTTAGTAAATTCTGCGGCTTGACCGAAAGTAAAGCCAGTTTCAGATATCGTTCTAGCAATATCAATCATTCCTTCGTTCATACCACTTAAGCCATTCATCAAACCAGATTGACGAAGTTCAGATGCCATATCAAATCTTTCTTCAAATCCTGCTCTAGTAGCCTCTTCTGCCATCAATGAGACTGAAGCGATACTTACTACTGCCTTTTTCAAAAAGTTCATCTGCTCTTTTGCTTTGTTGTCTGCCTCAACTGTTGCTCTCGCATCACCCTCAGACATTCCTGACGCTTTCATAAGACGCTCAACTGCTTTTGTAGTTTTCTTTTCTTGGACTAACTGTTTACCCATTGTGGTATTAAGACCATCGAATAGTGAACCAAAGCCACCAAACTTTTTATCAATGTCTCTTAATACTCTTTGGCTCGTGTTTGCGTTTGTAGTATCTTTTGCTGTTTGTTTATCAATACTTCTTTGAAGTTTTGCACCTTCACCAATTGCTTTACCTGCCTGTTTAACAGTAACAGATTGACCACTCATCATTTTAGTTAAGAGTTCAATTATCTTTGTATTTTGGCTACCAATTTTTTTTAATGCACCTGCCATTTGAGAGGCAGTTGCTTCAGTACTCCACTGGGCAACGTTACCGCCTACACCTGTAATAAAAACGTCTTGTGAATCATCTGCCATGATAAACCTTTAATTTAGTTATAAAAACTTCGTAGTTATTGTTGAAGATAAATAATTATGTATATACTTAATTACTAACCTTATTATACTGTATTTATCAAAGGACAAACAAATGAACACCAATGAGAACCCATTATCCAAATATTTTCGTAAACCGGGAATATATGTACAAATTCCGACTGGTGGCAGATTTAATCCAGAAATAGAAAAAACTGTATTGGACGAGTTACCTATACTTCCGATGACTGCTATTGATGAAATATCAATGCAAAATCCTGACGAACTATTAAACGGAGAGGCATTAATAAATCTTATCCGTAGTTGTGTACCATCAATACCTAATCCAAGAAATCTATGTAATATCGATGCAGAGATGATATTCTTGGCAATCAAATACGCAACGTATGGTAACGAAGTAGAACATACACACACTTGTTCTGAATGTAGTGAACAAGCAGATTACAATATTGACATCAATAGCATATTAGGTAAATTCCCAGAAATTTCTGACATTGAGCCAATAAAATACGAAGACCTTAAAATCTTTGTAACTCCGCCAAAAATAGAAAGTCTAACAAGACTTGCACTTATGGAAGTAGAACAGGCTAGAATTCTAAGTAATATGAGTTCTAATAAGATTGAAGGCGAAGAAGACGAGTTGGCAATGGCAAAAGCATTTGCTACTAGTTTCAGAAAAGTGTCTAAACAAAACGTAGACTTATTAGTAAGTTCTATAGACAGGATTGAAACTCCAGAAAATGTTATTTTTGAAAAAGAGATGATTACAGAATTCATGGATAATATACCAGCAGATGTTGTTAAGAAAATAAATGAAACTGTAAACAATGTTTCACCAAATATAAGTGATATAGCAACATTTGAGTTTACTTGTGAGGCATGTAAACACACAGAGGAAGTCACATTTGACATGAACCCTGTAAATTTTTCCTCCGCTGGTTGAAGACTGCCAGCGATACTGACGTAAGAGCGAAACAAGAGTCCTACGAAAAATCACTTGACGCTCTGCACAAATCTTTGTATAAACTTACGTGGTATATGCGTGGTGGCGTTAGTATATCCGAGTTACATGACATGCCAGCGGGTCACATCCAACACTTAAATGAGATAGTTTCTGAGAACTTTGAGTTAAGTAAACAGGCTGGAACACCTATTTTATAAAAAATATAAAAAAAGTTACAAAAAAGGTTGACATCCCTTTTCCACTATGTTAGTATGGTCACCATAACTAATATAAATCGATACAAATCTAATACAAATCCCAAAACCTGATACAAAATCTAAAGATATTAAGGCTAATAATGATTCTAATAAGGCAATACATAGTGGAACTGTTAGTCGGGCTGCCGACTCGGGATTGAGGGCGTATATTATACATACGTTCGGACAAGTTGGGTGAACTCCGACACTGCTTCTCGTTAACCACAAGAACTGTTTGTATCGAAACATTCGTTACTCTAAAGGTAATTGAATGACTAGTATTTACCGTACAGAAATGTACAAACCGCAGGTAGGTTTCTAAAACACTACCAACTTTGATGATATTTTATTCTATGTGGATTATTCAAAGTGCCGTTGGGTCGAAAGACGCAATACTAAGTTACGAGGGAATCGCCAACCGACCTCGCCATTGCTAGTGGCTAACTTAGACATAGAATCTGATGAACTTATCAAGTATCTCAGCAGTTGCCCTGTGGATGGGCAATTGTGTCTTCCAAACTATCAAGCAGTTATAATCATGGATATAATATTGATATATAATTATATGGAAGAAATAAATATCGATGAAATCTTCTTTGAGTGAAACGAAAAGAAATTTCTGAAGATATTAGGTCTTTAGACCTATTAAGATATAAACAATGAGATAGCAATGAGTGATTGGACATACAATAATAAAGTTGTAAATGATTTACCTGATAATGTTGAGGGATTTGTATATTTGATTACGAATCTTACAAATGACCGAAAATACATAGGTAAGAAGTTAGCAAGATTTAAAACCACTAAACCACCTCTTAAGGGACGTAAGAACAAAAGACGTGGTTATAAAGAAAGTGATTGGAGAACCTATTGGGGTTCGTCTGACCATTTGAATGCGGACGTAAAAAAATTAGGTCCCGATAAATTTTCACGTGAAATTCTACACTATTGCCCGAGTCGTGGTGCATTAAGTTATGTAGAAGCCAAAGAACAGTTTGACCGTAGAGTGCTTGAAACGGATGAGTACTATAATGGTATTATCAATGTACGAGTAGGAAGTTCAAAGATTCTTACTGAGTATCTAAACAGCGTTAAAGAAAAAATATAGGCGCTAATATCCACTGATATATTCCTATTACATCAATACATAAGAAAAATATATTTTGTACTATTAAAGGTTTATCTTTTAATATCGCAAAAACGTATATTGCAATCAGATGTCCCGAAGCAAATAATGGAAATGCATATTTAGATTGTGGTAGATTCAAAGATATGAGTGTTCCAGCACATACAAACATAAGTGTAGCGAGCCACTTTGTGCGTTCTATTGATTTCGGTGACATGATGGGCTCCTCTAAGATACAAGTATTTAGGTAAAAGAAAAACCCAACATCATTTCTGACATTGGGTTTCCCGCCTTACATTTCCTTTTTGTGCTTTTTAGAGTGGTACGTTAAGGTCTAACCCACCCAACCCCTTTGGGCTGAAGCAACAAGTAGTCTATGTCGATGAGAGAGGTTTAGAGGAGACATAGGCACCTGTTGATTAATATATAGTAACACAAGCACGAATCAATGTCAAGCGTTTTTTGATGTTTTTTTAATATTTTTTTTATATTGAATAGGTCCTTGCTCTGGAGAGATATAATCTTTAAACTCTTCTAATGCCTGGTTGTATGTTCGGTCAAATATGCTAAATTTTAATACATGTCTTTCTTCTTGCCAAGAGATAATGCTATGTCTTTGTGTTACATCCAATAACGCACAATGGTAAGTAAAATCGCCCCAATCTTCGAAATTTACTGGTGCATTATCTTCTGATATTAAAATATTTATACAACAAAGTGTATCTATATCTGCATGTGGAGGCACACTATGATACGCATGTTGTTTATAAAATTTAGCCTTTCCTTTTATTAATTCGTTAATTTTAGACACAAATGGCATTTCGTAAGTATCATCAACTTTCGCTTGTTCCCAGTGTGGCGCATGTTTAAAGAACCCCTCCTTTATCGAAGAGTCTGAAAATGGAATAAACGTTGCGTTATTCATATCTTCTTTTAACCCATCTCTATCAATAAGATGCTCTAAATTAAGAAATGTTATTGGACGTATCATATGTGTACATATGCTCTATAAAGACTTCTTGTTCCTGACACATTCTTGTTTGGAGTTCGTCTATGTAACGTTGCAATGTTGTTTGATATCACAACTCTACCAGATATCCACTCTATTTCTTGTATTTCGTTTTTAAAGACTGCTTCTTCTAATGATTCGTTTCTATATGATGACATTGGACACCATCTAGTGTAATAACCTATATCATCTTGTAGAATGATTGGTCTTTTACCTTTGTAAATCTTTTTTAAATAATACCTTTTATGTGATTCTTTTTCAAATCTATAAAACAATCCATCATCTATTGCTTCTTTGAATTCATAACCCTCTACGACATCAATGTGCTTTAGAGCCTCTTCTTCTGATATTCTTGTAGAAACATACTGTGTAGATGGACATTCTTCTTCAGCATGTGAACACCATAATGCTTGATACTGTGGTTGGTGTTCTATTTGTAAACCATCTTGGTGCCAAATTTGTTCAGTGACTTCTTTAGTCTCTTTACTTGTAATGACTGGCAAGTCTATATCTCTGTTAACTGTTCCATACTTTTCTAATTCTTTTATAAAATCTTCTTTTGTATGAATGTTATCTATGATTTCAATATCTCGCATACTTCTTGTTCAACTCCATTTATATCTCTATAACCCTCTAATCTGTTATAGTGCCAATTCTCTGGCAAATATTTCTTTGCATATTCAATAGTTAAGTCCATGGTTTTTCCTGGACGTTTGTATAATTCTGTTGACCAAAATAACTTATTATACCCCATTTTATCTGCCATTTCAATCTGATAAGGTGCTAGATACTTCCACGGATAGCGAATTCTATCACCTCTTATTTTATATTGTCTAAACTTTGGTGCTATATAACAACGTGAATTGACCCTTGGTGTATTGTCTTCCCAATCGCCAAAAGGCTCGGGCCACAATGGTTTACGTTGTAATCCACTGAACCCAACTATATCATCATTATACATCAACATACAGAAACATATCATTTCTTGTAACTTTATATTTTCTAATGTATAATTGTCTTTTAGTTTATCGTTACCACCTGCTATGTCATCAAGTAACCATTGAGGTGGTGCTTCTTCTATTATCTTAAACACTTTTCAATTATAATTCCTGATATATCATACTTACTTAATTTTATCTGTTTACTATTACTATGATGAACATCGTGTGGTCCTTCTCCGCCAGATAAAAGATTTATAAATCTATTAGTGACTGGCTTTCCATCTTTGTGACCTAGTGAGTTGAATATTCCATAACTCAACCATCCAAATATGAAAGGAGAAACTACAAATATAAGAAAGAATTCTGATGATATCAGTAGAGAAATTATTCCTGTAATTCCCCATATCTTTTTCCAATGCTTATGAAAAAACATAACTCTTTTGTTTGTGTACAAATCTCTAACGTATGTTATAGGAATTTCTTTCACTTTCCAAGTACTGAATAGTACATTAAAAAATCCTATATGTAATGGACTATGTGGGTCTTTTTTAGTGTCAGAATATCTATGGTGAATTCTATGTGCGCCAATCCATCCTAGTGGACTACGTGAACCTGCTAACAACGATAAAAATAAAACCAATGTCTCCCAAAACGAAGAAAGATATTTAAATTTAAACTGGTTGTGTGCAAAATATCTATGCAATCCAATAGATAGACCAATTACGCTGATGAATTGGTACCAAATAAATCCTAGCAATATAATAACAAATATACTCATATCTGTATTTATGACTGACTATTTTACGCCAGATAATGCAAATCTGTTAAAGACGTTAAGTTCTAATGTGTTTTCGTATGATATTTTGCTGAGAGGATATTTACTTTTAAAGTCATCTAGTGACTTGCAATTGTTTATATGGTCTTCGATTACCAGATTGTTGCTTTGTATAACAAGTTGAGTTCCTGGTTTAATTCTCTTGTACCAATCGGTAGTCATGTGTTCACAACTTAGATTGATAATAGTATCAAACTCGTTGATTGCTTCGAATTCATCGATGTTTATAGATTCGTGACCTAGATAGTTTTTGAATGTGTAATTGAAGCGACCACTAACTTCTTTACATCTTGTGTCCATATCAACTTCATAGAAGTTTATAGATGGATATTTTTCAACTAATGCTCTAGTAAGAAAGCCTAGCCATGACCCAATGTATAACACTTTTTCAGCATTACTACTTATTGAATCAAAGGCTAGGCTTGCTTGTTTTTTGCTTTGAATTTGATTTGTATGGAATGCATCCCGCACTTCTTCGATAGTTAGATGTTTCGCAATCTCACTGTCGTACATCATATCTAAGAATTTTGGAATATATTCTTCCATACAATTAATTACATATTGTTCTTTTTGTCTTGGATTTCTGCTCTACGAACTTTCGTAAGTTTGCCAATATCGCCTAGTGCTTTTCTGGCACGAGCCGCAGATGCTTTCACACCCTTTTCTTCAAACTTGGCATTTTCTGCTAAGTATTCTTCCATTAATCTTTGTATTTCTGCATTAGTACTCATATGTTACTCCTATTTGTTGTACATGGCGCTTTCTTCTTCATGTGAAAAACTTGTAAAGCCATTTTCTTTTATTACATTAAGGACACTTTCTACTCTTCCTTGTAATTCGTCTTTGTGTGAAATCAGATACACACTTCTATTTCCATCTCTTGCCATTTTCTTAAGAATACCAAGTGATGATTCTACTCCGTTTGTATCCATGCCACTATCTATCAATTCGTCTACAAATAAGACGTTTATTGTGCTGTATAATGACTCGAATATGTCACGGAAACTCCAACTTAGACCTAAAATAAGTCTATTTCTTTCACCTCTACTTAAGTTATCAAAGTCTAAGTCACGACCTAATTCAGTAATTTCTACTGTTAAATCACTCTGGAATACAACATCATGTGGTAATCCTAACTTATCTAAGTAGTATGCTAACCTAGAATTTAAGTAACTTAAGTTCTGGTCTATAATCTTTTTACGAATAAAACTATCTTTGTTAGTTAGCAATTTCAACAAGAAGTCTTGGTGTTCTAGCAAAGAAACTAAAGAATTCATATGACCATAGTCTACATCTTCTAATGCACTATCACGCATATCTGCAATCTGGTCAGCATATGGGTCTTCAGTATTTTTATTCAATTCAATTTGTTCTGCCAATTTTTCCACAGAATTTTGATGTTCATATGCATCAGATAATGTAGAGTAAAATGTTTTAGGTTTCTCACCAATACTACCAATACTCTCAACTAAACTGTTATGTTCTTTGAGTGATGCTTCATTTGTTTTAATCTGTTCTACTGCTTCGTTCTTTAGTGAAGTCTTACTTGAAAGAATTTCGCCTTGTTTTTCATCGTGGATATCTTGACCACAAGAATGGCATTTATGCTCTTCAATAAGTTTTATTTCACCATCTAAGCGTTCAATAAGTTTAGACTGCTTAGTGTTATCTGCTTCGATACTAGTAATCCAAGATGTTGCTTGGTTCTTAGCAGTTAAGTTTTCATTGTAAGTTACAAGTAAAGCATGTTGTTCTAATTCGTTCTTAATGTCTACATGAGATAATGAATCAAGTGCGGTCTCTAATGCTTCTAAGTCTGTAGATAGTTTGCTACTCCAAACTTTCTGTCTACGTTCAATATCTTTGATACTCTTTAGAATACGAGCATTGGTGTCTTCTTTACCTTTAAGTGAATATTCTTCTTCTTTAATTTGCTCTTTTGTATTCTTTGAAATCTCTTTAAGTTTATCTGCTTTACGAGAGAGTTCTGTGATACCTAATAGTTCTTCAATCAACTCTCTTTGGTCACCTGCTTTTAGTGACAAGAAAGGTTCAGTGTATGTGTTTAGTGCAACAATGTGTTTGAACATTGAATGAGAAAGACCAATAACATTTTCTACTTCTACTTGAGTCATTCGCATTTCGCCTTGACCAGCGTTTTCAATATCGTTGTCGCCAAGTTCCATGCCATCTCTTAAGAAATGAAATACATTCGGTGAACGACCACGTTCAATACGATAATCATTTCCGTTGTATGCGAAATCAACTGTGACCATCATGCCTTTGCCGTTAGTCTTGTTGATTAGGTTGTTCTGCTTAATGTTTGTAAGTGCTTTACCATATAGTCCATATGATAGTGCATTGATTAAAGTGGTCTTACCAGTTCCGTTACGAGAACCATCACCACCTAAATCGACATTATTGCCCAAGACTAAAGTTAGTTCATCTTGGTTCAGATTAACAGCCTGTGTGACATTACCCACACTCATAAAATTTCTTATTGTTATGTTCTTAATTGTTAACAAACTTATACCTCTCTTGCGTAAGTTCCTAATTGTATTGGGTCAATCGATAATTCGTTGACATTAATATATTCTGGTTGATTGATTGTCCAAACGACTAACTCTGCGATGTACTCAACATCAATCAATTTTCTGTCAGGATGTTTTTTCATTACACTTGTTGTTGTTAAACTTCCTGGTGAAATTAGTGTTGTTTTAATATTACTGCCACCCATTGCTTTATAAGTTAAGTCTCTATTGTAAGCCTTGAGTGCTTTCTTTTCTGTTGGATATCTCCAAGTTCTTCCTTTTACTCCCGTATCAGCAGTAGAACCTATGTTTATAATATGTCCTTTTCTATCTGCTTCTTCCATAGCATTGAATACACATTCAACAATCATAACTTGTTGAAACTTCCAAATGGCAGAGTTGTTAATAAAGATATCAAAGTTGCCTTCAATATAATATTCTGCAAGTTTTCTCTGGCCTTCAGAAGTATCTAAGTGATAACCATTACTTCTACTGGCTGTTTCATATTCGATATCGGGCATTGTGTCAAATAGATTGCACATAGCCTCGCATAAGCCGTACTTACGACTTCCTGTGATTAGTATCTTTCTCATAAGTTGTTGTATATTTCTATAAGTATGTTCTTGTCAAAACTGCCGCTACTATCTAATGATGCTAATTGTGATACTACAATTTCATCTATTGTCTCAAAGTGAATTTCAGCACCAGTGTCATTTTCATGTTCATTGCTTTTAACTGGCACTAATGTTACGTCTCGTAACTTGTATGTTTCTACAAATGTATCCTTAATAAAGTTTGCTTCTTCATAAGAAATATCGATATCTAGTGTTATCTTTACTGATGTTTTAGGTAATAGATATTTGTCTGGACCATCTAATAGTTTTGATAACGCAATTGTTCTGTATTTTGGTGCGTCTTTCCAAGTGAAGAACTCTGGTTCTTTATCCCACTCTAAGTACATCCAACCTCTATCATCATCCCAATTATCTGAGAAGTTATGAGGGAATGCATTACCAATATAAATTACATTGTCTTTTACTTGACGTTGATGAAAGTGTCCAGTGAACACATAATCTTGGTTCTTAAACATACTGCCTTTAAGACCACCGTGGTCAGGCATTTCAATCATTGCATTGAGTTTGAATGTAGGTAACTCTAAATGACTAAAGATGTACTTTGTCTTTATCTTAGGAATTTTCTTCCATTCATCACCGACTAACCATGGCACAATAGCGACATCACCTTCAATAAGTGTGTCACGTACTAATACAATGTTAGGCAAATCATCAATGAATTCCATTGAGTTTACGTCACGTGTTTCACGGTAGAATAAATCGTGGTTGCCTAGAATAACATAAACTTTTTCAAATGCCGCACTAAGTCTACGAAGACCAGCAAGACTGTATTTCATTGTTGATATGTTTAGACTTGACCGATTATGATGCCAGTCGCCTAAGAATATACAAGTTTCGCAATCTCTTTTCTTTGCGTCCTCGATAAACCAATCAACGAAATCTAAACAATCTTCGTTGTGTTGTTTCGCATTGTTCTTCATACCCCAATGGATATCTGTAAAACATGCGGCTTTTTTGAATAGATTATTAGTCATTGTCGGCATAAATCTCTTTAATGGTTTCTGTTGGAATAGCATCGTCTGTAATTTTTGTTTTTACGACTTTCTGCCAACGCTCCTGAGATTTCATTTCGTGTGCCAATTGTCTTGTCCAACTTGGCGCCTGTCCTGCTTTTTCGAGCAAGTCATCACGTATGCCTTGATTTTTCTTTTCTATGTTAAGAACACGAGTGAATGAATTGTTCACTACTGTTGTGTAGTAAGCAAATGGATTATCACTCTTGTCTTCGTTAAATTGTAATCCAATTTGTGCTAATTGTAGCAACGCTTGACCACGCATCTCATCGATGTATGTGTATCCACGCCAATTAGAACGCTGAGAGTATCTTTCTACTAGTTTGATATACATTGTCGCCAAAATAGCAGTAATCTTACCAGCACCTAAATCAAATTCTTTATCTTTGTTATAGTGTGAGATACCCACTTCGTTGATTTTTCCATCTACAAATGTATAGTGCTTGAACGCTGGAAATGGCAATTTTACTTTACGGTCAGCAACAGTTTTAGGATTGGCTTTGCGTCCAGGTTCATCTGGTATATGCTCAAATGTCATTACACGAAATACAATTTCATCTTCGGTAAAAGAAGTAGGGTCAACTTCAAAGTCAACTTGTTTCTTTTTCTTGTCTTCGTTTGCATCCCAAGCCAATTTTTGTAATCGTTTTGCTTTGTTTTGTCTTGCCTGTTCTACAGAATCAGCGATTTCTTTAGTTGAATACAGAATAATATCATGCTGATGGTGTTTGTCCCTATCTTCAAACCAAGAATAGTTTGACTTAGAAATATGTATTTGTTTCAACATATCCTTGTTATTTAAATAGTTTTGTCTTCTTGCCATAGTGTATTTCTCCTAATTTAATACCAATTATAACACATATAGTTGACCTATGTCAAGTGTTAATACATTATATATAGAAAAAATGCACAAATACCAAAAGTTCGTAGATAATACAACGATAAATACTGTTATAATGATTTAGGAGTAAAGTTATGGCAACCCCATATTATACAAAACAACCAGTATATCTGAAAGACCCGAGTGGTAGATTCTCTAATATTTTGAGAAGCAGTGAACCATTAGTGGGTGATGCCGCTAAAAGGGCAATGAGGACTAACAAAGACACAATATTGAATTTTCCTTTTACTCCTACAATATCAGTAATTCAAAGTGCAAACTATAATCAATATGATTTTGACCATTCAAACTTTCAACAACGAACATTTGTTAGTCATTCGAACATGGATTTAAACGTCACTGCACCAATGCTTGTCAGAAGTGAAGAAGAGGCAGAATATGTTTATAATGCCGCAGTGTGGCTTAGAAGTACAATGAAAATGTCATGGAAAAATGATGACAATCCTGGTTTGCCACCGCCTATTTTGCGTTTCTATTCTCATGGAATATATGAGAATGTTCCGTGTGTCGTTAGAGACTTTACTTGGAACTTAGATGCTGACATAGATTATGTTGAAACCGCAGGTGGTATGAGAGTACCAGTTATGAACACATTTGTTCTATCATTATCTGTTACACATTCTCCTAAAAGTATAAGAGAATTTAGTGTTAAAGACTATCTTGCAGGAAATTTAAAGGACCAAGGTTATGTATAAAGAAAACTCGCCATGGAATAAAACTTCAATAATCGATAATACTGTATTAGACATTATGAACAAGAGAATTTTATTTCCTGACCCAAACGATGAGGTATATGTCATACCACAAGAGTTTGATGAAAGACCTGATTTGTGTAGTTATGAAATGTATGGAACTGCAAAGTACTGGTGGATTTTTGCCGTAAGAAACTCTAATGATATCGAAGACCCGATTAGAGACTTCTCAGCAGGAAAAACTATTAGACTACCAACAATAGAAAATATTGAGAATATGGTGTAATTAACATGAGTGGTTTAAAAAAGTTAGCAGAACAATACAACTATCTTTATAATGAATTAGATGAATTTGATTCTTACACTTATTCATTAGAATGGTTTGTTGCTGACAAGAAAAGTACTAGAGAGTTTCAATTACAAGAGGCAGCATTAGCAAAGACTATTGCTAATAATGGTTGGCCGACGACCACAGATAACGTAATCACAATAGCAAAAACTGGATATACAACAGAATTCAATGTAACTGATTTAACAGTTGAGGCTGTTGGTGTTGGAAATTCTAATTATAGTAAAATAGCAGGTACAGCCACTAAACTAGAATTCACTTGTACACAAGTTGGAAATACTAGTCTAGCAGAAACCCTACAGACTGCGGTAGCATTATGTGGATATGTTTCTATATCAGATGCTTCTTACTTTATGAAGATTAATTTTATAGGTTACGCAAACGGTGTACCAAAAACTTTAAATCAGACAAAAGTTATTCCATTCAAAATCAGAGACTACCAAAATATAAACACATCCACAGATGTTAGAGGAACTACTACTGTTCTAAATGGTACAGTTCTTGCTGATACTGTTGTAATGAATTCAGATGTTTCATTGTCCGAATTTAAGTTTACCTACAATAGAGATAAAACACTAGAGAAATGTTTGAACAACTTTTTTAAGATGCTAAACACCGAAATACATGAAAATAATAACACACAATTAGGTTCTAATCTTAAACATTCTTACAAGTACACATTTTCAGAAAAGTTCAAACGTGAATTTGGCTCAGGAAGTATGGAAGGTATTGACGATAACGTACAAAAAGACATGACACCAAAGGGCACAAATGATGCAGTTGAAATAGGTACAGTTAAGTCAGGTCAGGCTATTTACTCTACGATAGAAGAAATATGTCACGTTTCTGAAAAACTTAGAAATGAAATGATAACAGATAACGCAGGATATACTAAAGTTCTGAATATTACTCCTTATATTGTATTAAAAGAAAATGGATTTAATCCAATAAAAGGTACACAATCATATGAGGTAGAATATTTTATTGACTATACCCTTAGACTAGTTGAACAAAATATGCCAGATTATTTTACAAAGACAAAAAATAATGAGAAAAATACTAGAAAGATATTTGATGACGGACATGTTAACAAATATTATAATTTCTTATTCACTGGTAAAAATGACCAAATCATAGATTTTAATATCTCATTAGATGCAGAATTGATAAAAGTCTTTACATCTCCAAATGATGTATGGTCATATGAAGATTATAAGAAAAATAATGACACTAGTGTTTTTATAACAAAAGAACAAGAGGCTTTAATAGAGAAAGCACAAGCAGACTTTGAAGAATCAAGTAGAGTGTTCAGTGAAAAAGAAGTTAGTTTTAATGCAATCAATACTCGAAATAAGGATTTTGTAGATGACTCTAAAACAAAAATCTTATCAGAGATAGCGAATTCGACAGACGAAATGTCAGCACAAGATGTTGAAGATAAATTCGGTGAGTATACATTAGAAGAAATTTTTAGAGAGTTTGGAATTAAAGAACCGCCTGCAGTAGAGGTTCAGCAATCTGGTAGAAAAGGTCCAAATCCTAAGAGACTTAGAATGATTGGAGATTTAGACGTACAAAAAATATGGGCTAACAAAAAATCACTTGACTTTGCAATTAAAAAAGCACGTGAGGCATATGAAGCGGCTAAGACAAATAAAACTACATTAAACAATGCATTTATTGGACTTCAGGAAGATGTCTATGCTAATCAACTTACTCAATTTTCACCAGATACTCAAATAAATGAGAGTGACAATGTTTTCAGAGATATTAGAAGATTTCGCGGCCCACAAATCATATTAGCAGAAGAATTGGGCGATAATTATATCACCACTACGACTGGCGAAGAATTTAAAAATATTCTTAAAGCACAGATGCAGAACCCTATAACATTTCAAAGGCTGATACAAAAGAAATCAAAAGGCGGAATAACAACTCATAGTGAGGCAGAACCAACTGACTTGGCCCTTGCTAAAGAAAAGTACTATGAAACAAAAGCAGGCAGACTAAGTATGATTTACGCCCAGATGACTATTAAGGGTGACCCTTATTGGTTAGAAGGACATATGCCACCAAAAACAAAAGATAAGATATACAACAGCACCGGAAAAGATGAAGGCGCAATCGGATGGGCAGCCACAACATTTAATGGTTATCCTCATCTAGTTTTAGAATCTAATAAATCAAGTGGAGTAGACGAAAACGAAAATGTTAAAATAACTGGATTGGTAATGAGCCTTTATGCAGTTAGGTCTATAACAAGTTCTTTCAGCCAAGGAGTCTTTACTCAAGTATTAGATATGGTTAAAAACTCATCAGCAGAGTTTTTTCCAAAAACTGACGTTGAAGTTGTTGAAGAATTAGGTGATGGAGATGGAGCAATACGAGTAGTAGCAGGCACAGGCGCTGAAGGACCAGCCGGTGGTGCTGGTAACGGTAATGGTAATCTGTCTGGAACTGGTACAACAAAAGTGCCTCTTACCGCTGACCAACAACTTGCAGTAGATATGGCTTTATCAAATCATATGGAGAGAAATGATGGGTTCCCATTAGGTGGTGCTTATGGACTAGGAGTCAATAAAACTCCAAGTGATAATACATTTAAAAAGTTCGTGGGTGACGCATTCACTACTATTGGCGAAACTGTTAGTGGTATATTCACTGAAGACCCAGAAGAAGTTGCGGAAGATATGATTGAAAATTCCGATGAACAGATGGAAATACTTGATGAAGTTAATAATCCAACAGTAGAAGTGAATCCAACACAAAAACTAGGACAAATAAATCCAGACCTGCAACTCTTAGATAATACGAATCGTCAAAATCAAGCATTATTTTATTTAGAAAATGTTAAAGATATGAGAGCCGAATGTGCAGGTGGCAACCAGGCTGTATGTACACAACTACATAAAACTAAAGCAGATTTACTAGCAACGCTTCCTCTAAATTTAACAGAAGCCGATGTTGGAAATCCAGCAACTATTACAGCAGTAGAAGATTATTTTAATGGAGTTATCGCTGATGGTGATACAAACGCAGACTTTAATCTTGGTTTACATGAGATAGCGGCATACGAGTATGCTCTTGGTGGAAAAATGTCCATAACTGGAAAAGATGACCAAGAGTTTCAGATTGACAGAATCGCAAAGAGTTTCTATGGAGAAAGAAACGCAGAAATAATAGTAGAAGAATTACAAAATGAAGAAATTGGCGAGTTGTGGTCATCAGTAGGACACAATGCTTTAATAAATGGCAAATCATCATTTGTTAACAGTGAGATGCCAGCAGTTGATATTGGTAATGTATCTGATAATAGTGATATAATAAACGAATCTGTAAATGAAGCAAGGGTTTTTAATCCAGAGACAAGAAGACTTGAAATAGAAAAGATACAAACTGGAACTCTAACAGCGACAGAAACACAAGATGTTAAGACGTTGAATGAAGAGATTAATAGTGTAATCAATGAGGCTATTGAAACATATCCAACAACGTGGCCGAGAGACTTCACGGGACAAGTTTTAGAAAAGAAACAAGAAGAGTGGTTTGAAAACAGTGCGACAGTCTTAGATGAAAAGATAAAAGAAGCAGGAATAACAGTATCTGAGGCCGAAAGAACAGAGATGCTTCAAAAGATTGCTGAAAAGATTAGCAATGAAGGCAGAATAAGTGTACTGTCAGACACAGAATTTAAAAAAGTTGAGGGGTATGCAACAGCAATTAATACTATTAATAATAACTCTAAATTGGGTAACAGAGGAGTAGTAGCCGAAACAGTTATAGCAAACGAAACAGTCACTGAAATAGCAACATTAAAAAGTGAGCATGAAAATCTTGTGGCAAACATGTATCCCAATTTGGATCCTGTCACACTTAAAGCAGACATGGACAGAAAAAGAGAAATAGAATTACAAATTGCTGAAAAAGAATTAGCATTATCGGTTGAAAGTGCATCATATATAAGAACTATACCAGGAGAAGCAGGCACATATACGCATGTTCCAATAATGGAACCTGTTAATAGTGGAGTTACTTCGGCAGAACGTTCATTTTTGAAACAAGAATCTACTGGTGAATTTGTTCTTATTCCACCATCCGATGCCACAAGTGACCAGTTAGCAATGTATAATGCAACTACAAATCAAGCAGAGCAAATAAATCAAGCAAATGCGATATACGATGCTATGACTCAAAATGTACCACGATTTACGGGTACAGATGACTTTGGTCCATATGAAGTAAATGATTACAATAATTTAGCAGATATATCATATGTAGATGCAAATGGTGATACTCAGACAATTAAAAATCCTAGTAACGAATTTGGACTATATACAAATAGTTATGATGAAATGTATCCTGGTGTTATTGCAGACCACGAGACATTGATGCAAGATATTGCAAAATTGTTTCCTGATGTTTATGCCGAAACGCCATCACCACCATCAACTTCAGATGGCGGACCGCTAAAGGTTATAATGACTGTACCAAAGTTTTATATAAAAGATAAAGAGAATAATTGACATGGCAGATAATACATTAAAACAATCACAAGATGAACAACATGCTAAAATGGCAAACCCAATGGTTCCTAAGTTGGGCAATATATACAAAGCAATTACAGTCACAGAAACACCTTCTGGCGAATCACTAATTGACCCTATGGGACAAGGAAGAATTGCGGCATATATTCCAGCATTAGGAGAAAGTCCTGATAATCCAACGATATTCAAACTTGCAAGAAGTTCATCTATATTTAATGTTCCAGATAAAACGGGAATAACTGTGCTTGTCTTTTTTGCAGATATTGATTCTACTAAAGACGCATATTGGTTTGCTATCGATAACCCAGTAGTAGATATAGTTGCTGGTGGTCCTTTAGGAAATCCACAAGTTGATGGCAGTGGTATAGGCGAAGGTGCTTATGCGGATGTTTCTGTTATGAAAGATTTTACAAAAGTAACAGATACAGAAGTAGACGGTGCTGAACTTCCCAACTCAGCGTTCAATAAAATACTTGCTGACCAAGGCACGTTGTCCGATGAACATAGAGGACCAACAACGACAAGTTCTTACAGAGATGCGGCATATGAGACAGTGCAACATGCAAAAGTTATGGGTTTCAAAACATCTGGTGGTTCATCTGTTTCTATAGATGACGGAAGTATTGCAGATGACGGTACAATTCATGCAGAACAAATAAAGATAACAACATCTTCTGGTGCGGCAATCACATGTGATGGCGGCAACGACTTTATTTACATAGTGAATAGTACTGGTTCTGGATGGGTAGAAATCGGTGCTGGTGGTGAAGTCATGGTGTATGCTGAAGGCTCTTTAAACATGAGAACTCAAAAAGATTTTAACTTACGAGCGGACAAAAATATAAACATGGAAGCCGGAGAAGATATAAACATTCGTAGTTTCCGTAATACTAAAATTAACACAGATAAAGAACTACATTTAAGAAGTACAGGAACACAGTTCTTACAAAGTGAAGCAGGAATGAATATTAATGTTGGTGTTAATTGTGTTGTATCAACTTATGGAGTATTGCATCTAAACGGACCATTAGCACCAGAATCAGAACTTATCTTAACTAGTGATATGCCAGATATAGAAGACTTAGAAGCAACAGAACTTAAAAAAACAATTGTATCTGAACTGCCAACACATGAACCTTTTATTAGACCACATGCTAAAGACCCAGACACAAGTAATTTTGCAAAATTAATGGCTAGTGATGATGGCTTAGATAAATCAGGATTAACAAAATGATATACGATAAACGTCCCGGCTCATTACTAAATTACATACAAATGCCATTAAATGTCATAACGGACAATGGTACTTTCTTAGGAACGGGATACCACGAGAATGGTAATCCAACTTATATACTATCGCATATAAGAGTACAAGTTAGTAATATTAATGATTTGACTTTTTCGCCTGTGAGTAAAAATGCTATTATACTTGATAACAAACCATCACTCACTGTTAAAGATAATATAGTTGGATATAATTATAAAATTTCAGATACTGAAGTTGATTATGGATATATCACTGTTGCTTCTACTCGTGTAGATATTTCTGTTGGTAAAATAACAAAAGGCATGGCAGAGTTTATCTTAGAAAAACAATTAAGAAACATAGGTAATGTATTAGAGAAATTCATTACTGTAAAGATTTCACAGCCACAATATGATGCGTTATTGTATCACTTTTACTATGAAGGTGTTAGCACTATAGAAACTAGTCCAATTATAAAACTTATAAATGAAAAAGATTGGTACTCAATCACAGATGAAATTCAAAGCAATATAAAGAAGAATGGCAAAGTAGATACTAAACTAGCACAAAGAAAAATGAAAACTTCAAAAATGTTTAGTAACGTTCCTGGATTCTAACGCTTATCTATAACTTTATCTGCTAGTCCAAAAGCAACAGTTTCTTCAGCAGACATAAAGTTGTCTCGCTCCATCGCTTCAGTCAACTCTTCGAATGTTTTTCCAGCAGTATTATGTGAAACATATATTCCAGTTAGTCTTTCTTTCATCTTAAGAATTTCTTTTACTTGAATTTCCATATCAGTTGCTTGTCCACCAGCACCACCGCTTGGTTGATGAATCATTGTGCGACTATTCGGTAATACATATCTTTTGTCTTTAGCACCTGCTTGAGCAAGTAGTGAACCCATAGAACACGCTTGACCCATCACAGTAGTTGATACTGGAGATGAAATAAACTGCATAGTATCATATATTGCCATGCCAGAAGTCACTGCACCACCGGGTGAATTGATATAGAAATGAATATCTTTTTCTGAATTTTCTGCTTCTAAGAACAACAACTGGGCACAAATCAAGTCTGCCTGATAGTCATTTACTTCACTTGTCAGAAATATAACTCTTTCTTTCAGCAAACGAGAGAAAATATCATAACTACGCTCTCCACTTGTTGACTGGTCAACGACCATTGGTACTAAATTTGGCATTATTTTATCCTTAGTTGTGTTTAATAATATTATTTAGTACTATAATAACAGAATTGAGTCTATTTGTCAATCTAAAACTACGAATATTATGTGGAGATAAATACATGTAACATAAACTACAGAGAAAAAAAGAGTTATGGCGTTATACAGCGGTTTCAGTACCAAAAACAAAAAGGCGATAAACCACGAGTTACAAGATAAAGACTTAGTGATTGAAGACCTGATGAACCAAATAATGACCCGAAAGGGAGAACGTGTCATGTTGCCTAATTATGGGTCGATTATACATGAGATGACGTTTGAGCCATTGACTGAATTGACAACTGAATTAATTAAAGAAGACCTAACCAATATTATAAATGATGACCCGAGATGCAAATTTGTTAGTATACAAGTAGCAGACTCTGACCACACAATAAATGCTATTTTGAAAATTGAAATTCTACCGTTCAACGAGCCAGTAGAATTAAATATAGATTTAGACAGAGAATAACAGAGAGAACGATATGAGCCAAGAACGTACAGACAATCTATTCGCAAGTGAAAGTTGGACAGCGGTATATACTGCCTATTCAAACATCAGTCTTAAAGCATATGACTTCGATACCATTAGAACTGCATTACTAGATTACACAGCACAAACTTATCCTGAGAAATTTAATGACTTCGTAGCGAGTTCTGAGTTTATCGCAATCTTAGACTTGGTTGCATATTTAGGACACAGTCTATCATTCAGATTAGACATGAACACTAGAGAAAACTTCATGGACACAGCAGAACGTAGAGCAAGTGTTCTTCAGATGGCTAAATCTCTAGGTTATAATAAAACTAGACCAATCAACGCAAAAGGTTTTATGAAAATCTCCAGCGTTTCAACTACTGAAGCAGTTAAAGATAATGAAGGTGTCTCTCTCGCCGGCAAAACTATTAACTGGAATGACAGTAACAATGCAGATTGGTATGAAAACTTTATTAGTATTCTAAATTCTTCATTCGCTGGTAATACAAAAATTCAAAACCCATCTTCAGAATTAACAATCGCAGATGTAGAACATGCATTGTATGAAATAAATGAAGACACATTATCAAAGAATATAAATTATTCTTTCGGAGCAAACATCTCAGGTGCAAATAGAAACTTTGAGGCAGTTCGTGTTGTTGCAGACAAACTTACATCAACAATTTATGAAGATGAGCCAAATGCTAATAAAAACTTTACAATCATAAACAGAAATGACAACCTAGGTTCTTCAAGTGACAGAACTGGTTTCTTTGTTTACGCTAGTGCAGGAACATTACAGTTACAAGATAACAATTATAGTACTGTAATTTCTAACAGAATAGCGAAAGTTGAAGACATTGATATATCACACACAGACGTTTGGGTACAAAAAATAAATTCTCAAAAACAGTATGTCTCTAGTGTTACTAAAGTAGACAATAACACACGTGAAACTGCAATTTACAATGCATTAAGAAGTGGCTCAGGCGATATAGTAAGTGTCACTACATTAGACAATAACTCAATTCAACTTACTTATCCTGATGGTATATTTGGAAACGCCGCATCAGGTGGATACAGAACTTGGTATAGAAAAGTAGATAATGATGATTTCTCTGTAAATGCAAGTGATATTACAAATTCAATAATAACAATTCCATACGTTGCTACTGATAATAGAGTTTATAGATTAACATTTACACTAACAAGTACTAGAGACTTTACTGAAAACTACTCTGGTGAAACATACGCAAGTGTACGTAGAATTGCACCAAGAAGTTATTACTCACAAGATAGAATGGTAAACGCACAAGATTATAATGTTTACCCATTAACACTTGGTACTAATGTTGTCAGAAAATTAAAATCAGTTAATACATCATTCGCAGGAAACTCTCGTTTCTTTGAGATGGATGACGTATTAGGTCATCACTCTAATCTAAGTGTAACAGGTTCAGACGGTACATTGTTTGTAGAAGATGAAACAATAAAAATGCCATTGAGATATAATAAGACACAAGGTAATAGTGACAACTTCATTAGAAATGAACTTACAAAAGCAATCAAACATCCAAGTCTTTTAAATTATTTCTTCTATCAGAACAAAGATAATGTAGCAGTAAACGTTGCGATTGCATTATCATACTCAGTTTCTACCAGTGATACAATGGTGATTAACACTAACATACCTTCATCTACAGCGACAATATATGAAGGAGATATGTTTGAATTGCAAGTTGGCACAAATATGACTTGGGCAAAAGTTATCACTTGTTCTGCCGCTTTATCTGACGGTTCAAAGAACTACACATTAAACAAAGCAATACCAGATAATGGTACAGTAGTACGTGCAGTTAGAGGTCTAAGAACAAGATTTACAGATTCTGAAATCACCGATATAAAAACAAAAATTGACAGTGCAACAGAATCTACCTTTACTATAAAATATAGTTTAATCACAAGTACAGCAAGTCAATGGCAATGGCAAGTACATGAAGGCGCCACGCCATCTGACGCACATGTTGTATTCAACTATGCTTCTGGTATTAGAGATAACGAATCAGAATACGTAGCAGAAATTATAGGTAAAAAAGTTGCATTTGAAAGTAGAGACCAAGTTAAGTTTTTCTACGGGAATACAACAAACGTTGTTGACAACGAAACGAAACTAGCAACAAGAGACAAAATACTTCTTAACTACAAAACTTCTAGTAGTGATACAAACTTTAATGCATCACAAGATAGTCCTAGTGTTACTATTGGACAAGGTAAAGTAAAAAATGCAGTTGCATACAATACAGTTGGAGCAGAGTTTGATGCAGACTTCTTACATACTGGCGCAAGAGAAACGTATACATTCGTAGATACACAAGATGCGATATCAGGAGTAACTTATGAACATTTTCTTATCTCAGAAGATGGATTAGATTATAAATTAGATTCTTCAGACATAGTTGCACCTACTAGTGCTTCTGGTAATAAAATTGGTGATGCTACTGATTTGGGAGATGGAATAGATAAACTTAAAATACAAATTGATAATCTGGCTACTGTAGTTTCACTTGGTGTATTAGTTGGTGCAAACAACACTACAACAGCCACTTCAGAAGAAAACTTATCAAATGCTAATCTTGTTATAAACTATGATGGCACTGAAGACGATTCAAATGCAGAAAGTAGTTTTACTACTATATCTACTAATGACTTGACCACTAAAGGGTTTAAAGGCGACACATCACAATCTACTCTATTAACTTATTTTGCTACGGCTACTTCTACTAGCAACTTCGTTTTCAGAGATGTAGGTGATGGAATAGAACAAAACGAAATAGTTACAACTTACGATTCTAATACTGATACATATAAATTTGTATTACCATTCCAACATGCAGACACAGATGCGTCTACCGCTGGAAATCAAAACGTATTAAACATTACACCAGCAGATGCCGATATTAAATTTAAACAGAAAGCATATGGTGAATTCACTATCGCAAGTTCAACACCACTTACATCTAGTAATGTTGTTCTAAGAACAGACAGTGGCACATACATTGATACTGACCACGTAACTATTACAAACACATCGGGACTTAATTATAAGATTGTATTCTGGACATATCCAGTTTCAGTAAATGATTTGATTGATGTGAATATAGGTACAGGAGCAACATTGTCAGACCTTACGAATTCATCGGTCAGAGTTAAAGCATCTTTTGCCTTGGCAAGAGTTGGTGTAACAACTACATCGGTATATCAATCAGTTGCATCGTATGTGTATGATGACTATTTGACAAATGCTGGATATAAAGATAGTACAAAAGTTAAATTGAATGCCGGAAGTGTAGATGACCATCCGTTTGCTTTACTTGATGTTACGTCAGGTTCAACAGTAGTAATGGAAAACTATACAAAAGATAATATCGAATATCAGAGAACATCAAAATATGCAGTGGCAGCCGCACAGATAAGTGCTGGTATTCCAGATAATTCAATGCCTTCAACTGCTACATTATGGTTCAACACTACTACAAGTACTTGGTACAAACGTATTGCAGGTTCATGGAATACTAACTTTGCAAAAGTACCAGGGACAAACAATGTAATAACACACGGAACAGTAACATATACACCAACAGAAGGTGTAACATTTGTTGAAGATGAGTTTACAAGTTTCAGATGGGACCATTACGCAGACCTAGATAAGAGAATTGACCCTAGTACAAGTAATATTATTGACATGTATGTATTGGGTTCAGACTATGTAAGAAACGTAGAGAAGTGGTCAGCAAATGGATTTAAAACAGCGACACCAATCGCACCAAATAATTATGAGTTATCAAAATTAATGAAAACTATTGAGCCTAAGGCAGCCATAGGTGACCATATTGCTTATATTCCGGTAGAGTTTAAATATCTATTCGGCTCTTATGCAAAAAATGAAAACCAAGCAACGTTTAAGGTCATTAAGAAGTTGGGAGTAGGATATACTGATAGTGAAATTAAAACAGCAGTGTCTAACAAAGTAAACGAATACTTCTCAATTGATAACTGGGACTTTGGTGCTACATTCTATTTCTCAGAACTAGCGGCGTATCTACACAAAGAATTAGCAGATTATATTTCGAGTGTAGTAATTACTCCTAAATATTCTACAAATGAATTTACAAAGTTACTTAGTATCTCATCTTCATTAAATGAAATATTTATGGCAGTCACTACATCTAATGATGTAAAAATAATAAAACAATTATCACAATCTGAATTAGTGGGCGAATAACATGGCAAAGAAGATTTATGACTTTTTACCAGGACATCTAAAAAACCGTGAGTTAGAATCGATTTTCGAAACGACACTTAACCGTGCTTTCTCTGTCGGTGAGATGGAGAAAACAAAAGCATTTGTAGGTAGAAAGGAAAAGGGAATATTTAAGAATGATGACATTTATCTATCTTTCCCACCAACATCATATGCAAGAGATAATTACGGATTAGAACCAACATTTACAAATACAACGACAACTGATAACGTTTTCTACGATGACTTGTTAAATGCATTGTATAATAAAGGTGCGTTAACAAACGACCACAGAAGATTATTCAATAGTAAATCCACATTAAGCACAGTTGCACTACCTATAGATTTAGATAAGTTTATAAACTATAGTATGTATTATTGGGTTTCGCCAAACTTTCACGCCCACATTACGGGTTCAGTAAACAAGCATTATGTCACAATCAATAGAACTACCACACCAACAAACTGGTGGTCAAAAAATAACTATTGGTATCACTACGATGACATTAAGGACTTTATATTTGATAGTAACTCTGGTGAAATAACACAAGCAACAAGACCAATTATTGAATTTGATGAAGACATAGAATTAAGTAATGAAAGTGCCGCAGTATCATTGACACAAACAGTATCTGCAATTGCTGGTGCTTTTGTAGTAGGTTCTACATATACCATCGCTTCTGTAGGAACGACAGACTTCACATTAATAGGTGCATCAGATAATGAGGTTGGCACAACATTCACTGCAACAGACGTAGGTTCTGGTACAGGTTCAGCATCTTGGCAATACATACCAACTTTCAAAGCATATAATTCTTCTAATGTATATACAAATGATATAAACATATTTCACTATGTAGTTAGTGAAAATTACACATTAGACAGACAGTTGGGATTTAAGCCAAAATTAAAAGCCGGCGATTTTCAAAGTGAGTATGTGTTCAATATTGATTTGACAAATGACTTGACATACAAGTTGAAAAATGACTACAAGTCTCTGACACTTAAAACTGATTTTGATTACAGAAACTTAAGACAAGAAATCGGCGACAAAGTAGATGCTACTAGTATTGAATTACTTCAGGCTCCTAAAAGTATTAACGCAATAGACATATATGTAAACGGACAAAAACAAATAGGAAACTATTCATACTCTAGTTCTGATAAGAAAATTACATTAAATTCATCAGTTACTGGAAACATATATGTTGATTATTGTACAAATACTCCAGTTGTATTCGACGGTGACGGTGTATTCCAAAGAATTAATCCTGCATTAGAATATAACGTTGATAATAAATCGTATTCAAATTCAGAGATGACATTCTCTTTAGTTTATGAACACTTTGTTCGTATAATTGAGACAGCACCTGGATTGACTGGTAGCCCAGACGCAGGAAATAACTATAGAAAAATAGGTGATAATTCAGATAAACTAAGACATGCAAGTCAAGGTAGTGTTCTAGTTACGAACAGTGTAGATATTAAAGAGGCATACTTTGCATTGACTAGAGAAGACTATAACCCTATCAAAGCAACAGAGTTCTTATCTAACTCTTATAACGGTTACAAAAACAAGTTTCTAACTACAATTATTGAAACCTTATCTGATAGTGCAAGTGATACAAAAAGTGATTTACTTATCTTAGAAGAAGCAATTAACACAATATCTATGGGCAAACAAACAAGCGTAAGTATCTTTAGAGATAGCACTATGCTAAACTTTGGTGAAATTCATGCTCACTATGAAGAACTTGACGTAACTGTGATTGATGGTGCATCAGAACAAGTTATGCCTACGTTCAGAGATTCTATATTATATGATAAAAATATAGTTGTAATATTAGATGGTGTTGTACAAAGATTGAATGTAGATTACACATTGTCTTCTGGTGCTACAGAAATTCTTTTCACATCAACAAGAGCATCAAGTGATATAATCAAAGTAAGACACTACACTAACATTAAAGAAACATATATTCCACCTAGTGCAACATCACTTGCTATAACACCGGCACATATTCCAGAGATTATTACAGATAATGGATATGAAACGCCTACTAAATTTATTAAGGGACATGATGGCTCATTAGTACCAGCATACCCGTTAGTTAATGGTCAAGTAAACAGAATAGATACAATCTTACTTGCGTTTGAAACTTTAATCTTTAATAACCTAACAGACAATACGAGTTCTGATATTGTAAGCATGGAATATGCGATATATGGAACAACAGGCTCAGATTATTCAAACTCTGAAAAGAAATACATCATGTATCCATTCTTTAAGAAATGGATGATGAGAAATAGCATTGATGATTTAAATAACGAATCATTTGATTCATCACCATCTGAATACAAGACATGGAACTATAGAGCGAAAAATGATAGTGCGGCAGGTTATTGGAGAGGTCAATTATTATATTCTTATGGCACAGATAGACCACTACAAGAGCCTTGGAAAGCAATAAAGAAATCACAAAAGCCAGCAAACTTTGATACAACTTACGGTTCAGATTATACTACGATTGCATTTTGGAATGCACTCATTTCAAAAAATTCTTTGAATTGTCCAGTGCCAGTTGATGGTTCTGGTAATCTGAAAACTCCAGCAGTGTTATTCTTTGGTGATGATATATCATCTAGTGATGTATTGGAAATGGACCAAGCATGGGAATTTGGCGATAACTCACCAGTTGAATTAGCATGGACACGTAGTAGTGAGTTTGCTTTTGCCGAATTTATGTTAATGTTATTATCAAAACCATTTGAGATTATGGACTCATATAGTTCACAAATAGCAAACATTATTTCTTACTCAAACAAGAGTGAAGGCATAAACAATGATAATGTAATTGCTGACAAACAAAACTATACATTCAAATTGGGTTCTAAGTTAGGTGGATTTGTAAACAACTTTAAATTACAAACAGAAAACAACTCGCTATCAAATAGTAGATACACTGAGTTACCAGAAGATAACTTTAATCTATTCGTACATCCTGGTGTACCGAATAGAAGTGAATTCTTCAGTGCAATAGTATTAGAAAAAGTATCGATAGAAGACAAATATCCCGTATATGCATATACAGACTTGTCAAGTTATGTTGAGGGTGATATTGTTTTAAATTCAAATGATAACAAGTACTATAAAAGAAAAGTAACTGGACTATCATCAAAAGAATCGACAACTCCAGCAGGCTCATTTATAGTTGGAACGACATATAAAATTAATCATGTTGGTACAACTGACTTTACATTAGTTGGTTCTACAGATAATAATATTGGCACTTCATTCGTAGCGACTGGTATAGGTTCAGGCGATGGTAATGTTAGCCTAATAAACTTTGATTATGGTCAATGGACATTAATATCACAGCCTAAAATTAACAAGTTTGGTTTTAGAATACATGGATATGATGAAATTAATCCTACATTTTACGCAATGGGTTGGGACAAAGCAAGTGGAGAAAAAGCATTTCAAACAGAAGGCGACAAACTTCAGTTAAAAACTTGGAATGCTGGTGAATATTACAGAGTAGATTCTTATATATTAAGAAACAATGTTCCTTATGTTTGTCTTAACAGCCACACTGCTCCATCAGATTTTGATGAAAGTATTAAAAATTGGAAACCAGTTTCTAAGTGGCCGACAACAAATAAAGTTCAAGCAATGGGCTACAATAAGTTAGTAGATGACACGGTAAAGAATTATAATTACGGTGACGTGCTACAAACACTAGACGAAGTTGCACATCTAATAATGGGATATGAAGAGTATCTAAAATTAGTAGGATGGGAATTCACAGATTCAACTGACTTTGGTGACCCAGTAGATTGGGAAAATCTATTATTAAAATTCTTAGAATGGCAGTCTGAAAACAATTCAGTAGGTGATTTTATTACTCTTACTCCGTTGTTAACTGGTGGTATATTCAACACAGATTATGGTGTTGCTAGTGTTTCAACAGAAACTTTTAAAAACTATTATCGTATCTTAGATGCATCGGGTAGACGCATACCAACATCTGAAGTTGACTTCCACACAGATGGTTCAAAACTCACATTTGCAAGTAATGTTCCTATCTATGGAATGAAAATGGACATAAGAGATGTAGAACATGCATTTGTTGTAGATAGAGTTGACAGTTATGGTGACATTATATATGACCCACATTCACATACTAGAAATCTTAGAATGCAAATCGATTGTAACAGAACTATTGATTGGGATGGTACATTAACTGTTGATGGATATATTGTCCACAATGACAAACTGATACCAAACTTTGACACAATGATTGCTGAGACTAAGTTCTATAGAGACACATTAGTTGACCAAGGTCTATCTATATTAAACAATTTGAAATCAAACCAATATGGATATACTACAAGAGCATATCTAACAAATCACGGTATTGAAAGAGAATCACAATTAGAATTCTATAAAGGTTTCTTATCTCATAAAGCAACTGTTTCTAGTATCAATAAGATTGTCAATAAAAATGGCGACTTTGAAAACATCACACACTCGGATATATGGGCAGTAAGATTAAGTGACTACGGTTACCAATCATCAAAATATACAATGTCAAAAGACATTACAGTATCTGATATGGTACAAAATCCATTCTTAGTGCAATTCTTAGACAACACTAAAGAACTTTTACCAGTTACTAAGAAAAATAATATAGCAATTAAAACTACTGGTTACGTGAACGAATCAGATGTGACATACATTACTGGCACTTATGATTCCTTAACATCACTGACTGGTGTTACATTATATGAAGGCGATACTGCTTGGTTACAAACAGATGAAGATAGAGATTGGGACGTTGTCCGTCTTAGTGAAGTTGCTGAAATAAGTTATGTAGGTGAAACATCAGACAACCAACTATATATTGGTACTGCATCTGCAATTAATTCTACATCTATTACTAAACCAATTTATCTAAAAATTGATGCCGATGAGATAAGTCCAACAATTGCAGGATATTATTTGTTATCTGCAAATGGAACAAAAACAGTAAACGGCACAGTCATACATGAATATCTAATATTCGAAGAAGACTTCGAACCATTAACTATTGAAATTGACTCAGCAACAACTAATAGTATATTTGTTCCTACAAGTACAAATTCTGGTGTTGAAGCGATTGGTTCTATTAGTAATCCAGTTTTCGAAAGTGGAGATATTATAACAATAGATGGCACACAACACACTTATGCCCCATCTGGTGCAACTAGTTCTGGTATAACAATACTAGGCACAGTTGCAAACTCGGTAGTTACAGAAGGAGAACAAGCAAGTTTTGTAGTATACAATAATGATGGATTAGTTGAAAATGGAACGAACACAACAGTAACATTCTCAGGAACTGTAGCAACTACAACTGGCTCATTTAGTTCAACACAAGGTGACCAGGTAACAATAGATGGCACAACATTGACCATTGATTATAGTCAGTCTAGTACTATATCAGAAACTACAACTGCTACAAGAAGTTCTTCACTAACTACAGGCAACACAGTTATTATCGATGCAACGACAAAGACAGTTGCAGATTTAACAGTCACAGGCACAGTTACTTCGCCAACAATGACATCTACGAAGCCGTTGACAATTAATGGTGACACTATTTCACTAACAAGTGGAGATGATTTAACAGCAATCGTAACTGCAATTAATACAGGAACAAGTCAAGTTGTTGCATCAACATCTTCAAATCAATTAGTTTTGACCACTTCATTGCCACAATTGACTATGACTGGTGGGTCGTTGATTGACTTAGGACTATCAACAACAAACTCATATACAGATTCTAAATTGGATAATTTAGCATCAGACTTAACTACAATATCTGATATAACTGCTACAATAGATTCTAATAACCGTATGACAATAGTAAGTTCTGGAAGTTCAATGGTAATTTCTGGCACAGCATTAAGTGAATTGGGCATAACTGCTGGAACATATGAGACTAATCAAAATCCAACGATAGATAGTGTTGCTACACAGATTAATGCAAGGTCTATTTCGGGTGTCACAGCGACAGTAGTAACAGGAACACTTAAGATATCAAGTACAAATCATAACTTAGATATCGTTGAAGTGACTTCTGGTGCTATGAGTAGATTGGGCTTCGCAACAACTACAGTTGCGATAGATGCCACAGACACAATAGTATCTGACCTAAACGCACAAGTATTCACTATATCAACTGCATTTGCAGTTAAATCTGATAGACAGGTAAAAATAACAAGTTCAGAAAAGACAATAATTGTTTCTAATATTCTTGGAAACCCACTTTCTGATATGGGAATAACAGCAGGCACATATACTAACACAGTATCAACAAGTCCTACTGCATTAGAATTCGCTAGTCAGATAACATCAGCATCTGATGTTGTCGTTGGTGTATCAAGTGATGGTAGAATGATATTCACAAATGATAGTGTATCAATGTCATTCTCAGGAACTCCTGATGCAATACTGACTAAGGTAGGACTATCATTAACATATTCTAACGTAACATCAAATGCAAACTTCAAAGCAATGCTTTGGAAGTCAGTAAGATATACTCCAGATTATAACGGCACAACAAGACTTGAATTCGAACAAGAATTAGGGTTGAATAGTGCAAGTAAGTTGTGGATAGATGATTATGATACTGTCGGATGGGCAGTACTAAGTTATAGTCCAATTGCTGGTAAAACAGTACACGCAAAACAGGCATCAGTTATAGATACTAATCTAACAAAACGTTTGATTGTCAAAGATGGTGAAGACTTTACAGTTCATAACATTTATGACCCACTAAATCTTAAGATGGCAGGGTCAACTATTTCTAAACTAGATTATGTTATGTGGACTGACCCAGCAAAATATGATACAGCATCAAGTAATGATGCTTGGTTAGATGAAAGATTAAACAAAATGTGGTGGGATACAGACTTAGCACGTTTCTATCGCTATAATGATTATGGTGATTCTGCTGGTAACTTGAATATTGATTTCGTAAGAAGATATTGGGGTAAGACTGTAGATAATTCTAAACTGATAGTAAAGAAATGGACAAAATCTAGGACTCTACCAGTTGGCGTTGAAGCATATAATTCGAAGAAGTTCTTTGACGAAGATGCAGGAAGAGAAGTCATTGAATACTTCTTCTGGTCATCAACAGACAAAGATGCAAAAGATTTGTCATTACTGTTGGCATCAAACGGACCTAGAAACAAATTCTTACCAGTCGGTAAGCGAAGTGTTATTATGAGTAATGATTCTAAATCATATAATAGTCAAACACTTACAGCATCATTAGAGTATCAAGTAGAAGAAGGAATTGTTAAAGAACATTCAGATTGGCAATTATTACCAGAGAATGACCATACACCAGTTCCTGATTTATTCTTAGATGACCTGATTAACTCGGTATCTGGTACTACAATTATGCAGTCATATGCAACTAAACTTATTGCATCTCAACTAACAGATGTTAACTTTGCAGTTGTTACGCCAGTTGATAGTATGGGTGTACAATTCATGTCTGGTCTAACAATAGATGATATCGCAGTGACAACTGATGGTAGAACTGTAAATGCTGAATACTTAACGATTGATGGTTCTAACTTAAAGATATCTCAAACACATACTATGACTGTCGGAGATGTTCTAAGAGTTTATAGAGTAGAAGACACAGAGAATAATTGGTTTACAAACAAATATGCAATGAGAGATAACTTCTCAACAGTTGTAAACGATGCAATGAGTAGAAAACTATTACAGACAGAATATTATAATTATGAACAGTATATAGACACTGATGATTATATCTTTAGTCTAGGTGATTGGTATATTGATGATTCGTTTAAAAAGATTGATAACTTTGCGTATCTATCAACTACCAGAGAATTTGATATGCTTGAAAGATACGAGAATGGTATATCATCATTTAAGTTAAAACTACCTACACATAATGAATTCTATTTTGAATATAATGGTGAATTAAGATTAGTCAATAGAAGCAATAGTGTTCTGAACATTTCATTGGGCTTCAATGAATTTACATACCCAGAAACAGTTTCAGCAGGAGAATTTGTAATCGGAAACACTTATGAGATATTAGAAGTAGGAACAACAGACTTTGTATCACTGGGTGCTAATAGTAATTCAAGTGGTGGTAAATTTGTAGCAACTGGTATTGGTTCTGGAACAGGTACAGCATTTAGTCAATATTATAATAATGCAACTGGTATTCAGATACATGAATTGATGAACTTGATTAGAAATCGTTCTAAGACAGAGTTTATCAATAATATATTCTATAGAATGATTGATTATCTTTATACAGAAAAATCTTATCCTGATTGGCTATTTAAAACAAGTTACTTTGATTTAGATTTACACAGTAGACCACTCAAGCAACACGCAGTATACCAAAGAGAGAGCGAAGAAGATATCTTAGAGTATATTAGAGAAACAAAACCATATCATGCTAAGATAAGAAATATTAAGAGACTTAATCAATTATCAGACACAGCATCAGTCACAATGTCAGCAGAAGAAAAACTGAAGATGACTTTAGACTTCGGTGAAGCAAGTAGATATGGCGAGGCAGTATATGATGGTATCGCTACAGATGATATTGCTGATGGCGAATATGAACAAGGTGGTTTAATAAGATATAGACCATTAGCAACTACAGAAAGTGGTGGATTTGATACAGGCGAAGTAAATGCTAGAGCCGTCGAATCATCAGTTGTGGTAATTCAAAATTACTTAGATGCTCCGGGTGGTGCAGATGCAGATGTTTCTGGTATACAGAATTTAGGAAATTTACACCTTGACAAGACAGACTTTTTCGTGTATGATGTATATGGTAGAGGGTATAATATACCAGTTAAGGCATCATGTGCCGTGGCAGAAGATGTAGTAATCACTGCTGGTTCGTTTGTTGTAGGCAGAACATATACTATTGTGAAACCTGGAACAACAGATTTTGTCAGTGAACAGGGTGCTAGTGCAAACACAGTGGGTACAGAATTCGTAGCAACAGTAGTGGGTTCAGGAACAGGTACTGCTAGTGGTCCATTTATGATAACATCATCTGGACTTACAAATGCACAGTTGGTTGCCTCTAAGAAGAACAAGAGATTGATAGCAGTTATGAAAGCATCATCGCATACTCATAACGCTGGAAAGTTTAAGATTGGAGAACAATACAAAATTGATACAATAGGCACAACAGACTTTACATTAGTTGGTGGTGTTTCTAATACAGTTGGTGGTATATTTACAGCATCAGGAGTAGGTGAAGGCACCGGTACTGCTACATGTAAAGAAGGCAACGATATTGAGTTTATGATGTATGATAAACACACATCTGGAACACTTAATATCGATGATAGAGGTCTATATACTACAATGACATACGACTTTAAGCAAGGCGATAGAGTGTTTTTACTTGATACTCCACTTGCATTAGTATTACAAGACCCCAAATAGATGTATTAGAATAGAAGTATTGAGAGAAACGTATAAATACAATAGTAGATAAATATAAGATATAATCTAAGAGACGGATATAAACATGTTTAAAGATGTAATAAAATCACAAGTAGTAGGCACACTCAAAATCTACGATAAAGAGAGTGGCGAAGTACTTGTACAAAAGAAGAATGCAATTCATCCAGGAAATATGGCATATGTATTGGCTTCAGCCATGGGCGGCAAAGCAACGAGTGTAAACTCATCAGGTTCTGCCCCATATATCAATTGGATGCAATTCGGCAAGGGTGGTAGTACCTCAACTACAACTCTTTCTTATCGTTCTCCTAGAGTCTACCCAACGTATGACCAACTATCAATATCGGCGAGTAACGCTTCATTGTATGTTCCAACTTACGAACAAGAGACAATTAATACAGTGTACTATCCAGGAGAGGACATGGGTGCTGGATCCATAGTACCAAACAATACAGCAAAAGTAAAATTCAGTGTAGATGTAAGTCACACTGATTATGCAACCGCTGTCAGTGGAACAATTCCAACAAGTGACAGTTCTGCAACGTCTACACAAGCAGAACAATTCACTTTTGATGAAATTGGACTACTATCGGGAGTAACCAATAGTGGTTCACTTGATAAGACAAAAACATTAATGATGACGCACGTGACTTTTCATCCCGTGTTACTTGCGGCAAACCGAACGATTGTAATTGATTATACAGTTACAATACAAATTAGTTAAAATTTAGGAGTATAACAATGGCTTCAGGCTCAATTATAAACTACGCGGACTTAGCAAGTCTTCGCAACAAATTAAATGAAATTCTAAATGGAACGGGCGTTCATGGTGGATATAACCAATCACACACCATCGCGGCAAATCCATCGACTGGCGATGTAATTGATGATGCATATCACGATTCAATTCATAGTGCGGCAGCAAAACTTTCAAATTACTACAATATTTCAAATCCATTCACAGCAGTAAATGCCGGTACAGTAATCGACTGGGACCATTATGGTGCCGAGGCGTCTGCCTTTGTTACAGCAATCGATACACGCTTTGACTCACCTTGGTCTTATTCAGATTGGGACACAAGTGTTCAAAACGAATCTTCAGAATCAGCATCAAACTGGAATGGTACTAGAACTCAAATCGTTAAATTTGCATTCGGTTCACAAGCAAATTTAAATGCTTGGTTCGCCGCAGGTGGTGAACTTAGAGTTTCAGCATCACATAGTGACACATCTGGCAACCAACAGGGTACTTCTTGGGAACAACTTACGTCTGAATTAGGTACATTCACTTACTCAGTAAGACCTGAAGATTCATCAGATGTAGGAACACGTACAAGATATAAGCATAGTGACGTTGGAACATCTTATACTGTTCATAAGAAAGAATTAGCAGATGATTCAGATTACAGTGCAAACTATCTACAAGTTTCAGCACAAACTGCCAACAGCGGTGCAGACTTGTACATTAAAACAGAATTAGTAGACGCACACGTTGCCCGTTCAGGCAGTGGTTCTGGTTATGCTGGAGCATGGTCATGGACTGGTGCTGACAGTGTACCAGGTGATTCTACTGTTACTATTGCATCGAAGAGATTAACAAACGCAAGTGGCTCAGTTACTTTAACTAATCCAACTGTTACTGTTACTGATTCTTTATAATCTAAAAGTTGTGGGAAGATGTAAATGGCACCACAGAGTTATTATTTAACAGGACTATCGCAAAAACAGGATTTAGTTAAATTATTTAACTCTTTTGCAGATGATATCAACAACATTGTTGGTATAGGAACAGGAGATTCGGGATATGGTCAAAATCATCTCGTAGTCAACTATGCAGTAGACGAAGTTACTACACCATTGTGGGATGAACTTTTGACCTCAATGTTCTATGCAGGCCGACATCAAGGCACACCTTTATTTTCGCCAGTTAGCACCTCAAGTGCTGACTGGCCAATAGATGACGTTTACAGTGTCATCTCATCTATTAAAACAGACATTGCAAATATAGTAGGTAATAAACTTAACAGTGCTATAGTGTATATGACTGCAAACGCTAATAGAATATCTTCAGCAAAAACATATGTAGACCCTAGTTTAGGTACTCCTATATGGACTAATGCTAATCAAATATATTATGAAACAAGAGTGCGTTACTCAGATGCTAATGCTCGTAGACACTTCTTTAACTCTGGCGGTGAAATAAGAATCGATTCGGTTCTTTCTGCCATTGACAATTCTCATGCTCAAAGTAATGACTGGAAAACAATGCTAGATGCTATTGCTGTTGTTAAAATAAAGCATTCTATCACTGAAGCATCTACGGGTGCAGGCACAGAAGGCTATGGATTTAGTATGCTCACATCATCTTATCAAGTAGTATACACAAAAGGTGGAACAGGTGATTATTCCGGTAACCAACTAAATGTTTCAGCAAGACTTGGCGGAACTTCAGATGTAGAAATAAAAATAGGATTTGACGATTCTCATGTTGCTGATTCTGGCAACTGGTCTACTCCACCTTATTCTGGAACATGGATAGGAAGCGATTATGTTGCTGGTAATCTACAAGTAACAGTTGATGAATTCGTTGCATCTGACACACCAGATGGCGTAAATATTACTAGCCCTACATATTTTCCACTTTCTCAACTTTAACTATTGACTTTTACCCCAAATTACTGTATTATTAGTACTAATACAGGAGAATAATTTATGGTAGATAATACAACAACAGAAGAAGCAGTTCAGAGACTAGAAAAAGCACTAGACTTTTCTAATACAATGAAGACCTTCAATATTAACAAAAACAATCTTAAAGTAAAAACACAAAACTTATTAAGTTATAGTACGTCTGGTGGTTCTTTTACAGTAGACCAGTCACTTATATCTTTTATGAACTTTGTTGTTTCTAGTGGTAAAACAGAAATATCAATACTTGATAAGAACGATATACCTGTTCATATCGAAGATACCGAAAAGTTTCTAACTGAAGTTTCAAGTTTGTACTTCGAAGTAGTAAATGATTATTACAATGATTATCAGAAATTAAGAAGTTCTCGTAAAATAGAGAAAGTACTAGAGATTTAATATGAGTCGAGGCATTATAGTATTTGCCCAGAATAATGGGTACGTTAACTATGCTAAACAAGCCTGTGCTTGTGCTGGCTATGTTAGAAAACATCTATCTCTTTATGATGAGATTTGCTTAGTTACAAACACAGAAACACTAGAATCCGAAAAGAATCTAATTGATGAGTATTTTGATAACGTAATAGTTAGCGATACTTTTCAACCAGACAATGTAAGGTTATTCAAAGATACTACACGTGATACCGAATATGCTTCGTTTAGAAACATGGGTAGAAGTGATGTATATGAATTGTCACCTTATGATGAAACTCTTGTAATAGATAGTGATTACTTCATTATGAACAACGTACTAGACCAAGTATGGAACAGTGCCAATGATGTAATGATTAATTGTAAGTATAGAGATGTATCTGAAAGACACAAAGATAACATATCATACCTTGACAACTTTAGTATTCCTATGTATTGGGCAACAGTATTTTACTTTAAAAAATCTGATTTTGCCGAAAATCTATTCACTCTCATAAGTCATATAAAATATAATTACAAGTATTATTATTACCTATATAACTGTAGTGGTAATCTATTCAGAAATGACTTTGCCTTTTCTATGGCATTACATATACTGAATGGTAGTGTTGCATTTGATGTACCATCATTACCAATTGATTATCTGAATAACAGTTTTGACCTTGACGATATTTTTAGGGTCAATTCACATGATGATATTATTATGTATTGTGCAGATGCTGAAAGAATTACTGACCATCTACTATCACGTTTCACCTGTACAGATTTACATATTATGAATAAGAAAGCAGTAAGTAGATTTATAGATGATTTCTTATTACATGGAGAAAGCAAATGAGTAGAGGATATATAACTATCGCACAGAATAGTGAAGACATTGATTACTTAGAAATGGCTTATGCACTTGCTCTTAGTCTTGGAGCAACTCAAAAAATTAGCAATCTATGTGTGTGCGTTGACGAAGCAACCAAAAAATTAATAACTGATAAACATAAAAAAGTGTTTGATGCTATTGTTGATATTCCATGGAATGACGATGCTAAAGGCGACAAATGGAAGATACATAATAAGTGGAAGTATCAACATATGACTCCTTATGATGAGACAGTCATACTTGATTGTGATATGATATTCACTAGTAGCGTAGACTATTGGTGGGACTATCTTACTAAGAAAGAAGTTTGGTGTTGTACTAATGTTAAAACTTTTAGAAATGAAGACGTAACAAGTGATTACTATAGAAAAAAGTTTACTCAATTAAACTTACCAAACGTATATAGTAACTTCACTTACTTTAAGAACTCTGGTCTATCACATGAATTCTTTAGAATGGTTGAACTTATTATGGTTCACTGGAATGTATACTATGATAAATTTCTTAAAGGTACAGGACAAGACTGGATGAGTGCCGATGTAGCATATGCATTAGCCATTCAACTGTTAGATATTGAAGAAGAAACATGTGATTACGATATTAAAGATGTTCCTACATTTGTTCATATGAAAAGTATGATACAGAATGTGCCTGTAAATCAGATACAAAACAACTGGACAAAGAGTATCACTAGTGAACTGAGTGATGATTTATCTGTTAAGATTGGTAATTTCACTCAAACATTACCTGTACATTATGTAGAGAAGAATTGGATGGATGAAAGTAAAATTAAACAATTAGAGGATGCAGTATTATGATAAGTCTTATAAACAAAACAGATACATGTCGTGCTGTTTACTTTGACTCCTTTAGTAAAATCTCACAAATCACAAACAAAATAATAGATACAAAAGATTTATTTGCATGGTTTGAGATAGAAGACATTAAGCCATTCCTTGAAGGCACATATAAGTTTTCTGATTATATAGTCAGTAGAACAAGTAATCCTCTCGTATACGAAATTGTGAAAACAAAAGTAGATATTAAGAGAAGAAACAAAGATAACCAATTACATAAAGTTATGATTGAGGAAGATGCTGATATTATTCTTTCGTTAGATGATGAGGGAATACAATTTGAAGCAGATGAAAAACTAAAAGATACAATAGGTATCGACCCTAATCAACTCTTAACTGTTGCTGGAAAGACTGACCATGTGTTCTTTATCTGCTATAAAGATAGACCAGAGTTCTTAATTAAGACAATAGAGATACCATTTTCAGAGTTATTGTCTACTGGAAAACATGTTAAGTTGTCATATAATAAATACAACGTAAGTGTATATACGCAGAAGTATTTCGACAAGTATTCGTGGAGGAAAGTATGAAAGAAACAAAAGTAGTTCTTGGTGACTTAGATGTATTCTACATTAGTTACGATGAACCAGCAAAAGAAGAACATTGGTCAAATCTAATAATGAAATTCCCATTTGCTAAAAGAGTAGATGGTGTGAAAGGTTTTGACAACGCACACAAAGAATGTGCGAGACAAAGTGAGACAGAAAGATTTATTACTATCGATGGTGACAACATTGTCGATGAGAAGTTTTTTGACCTAGAAATAACATTTCCGGCAGGCACAGACTTAGAAAACTCTATTGTGAGTTGGAGTGCTAAGAACATGGTTAATGGTTTAGTATACGGTAACGGCGGTATCAAATGCTGGCCAGTAGATTTAGTTTTAGAAATGAAAACACATGAGAACGCAGAAGACGAAACAAAGAAAGTAGATTTCTGTTGGGACCTAAACTATATTCAAATGAATAACATTTATTCTCAAGTACTCAACGCAGGTTCACCATTTCAGGCATTCCGTGCGGGATACCGTGAGGGTGTTAAAATGTCACTAGATGAGGGCAAACAAGTTCCAGTTGAAGACTTTCAGAAAAGAATATGGCCGAAGAACTATGAAAGACTAATAACATGGTGCAATATCGGTGCTGATGTAGAGAATGGAATATGGGCTTGCTTTGGTGCAAGACTAGGATGTTATGATGTTAACTTTGTAGAAGATTACAAACTAGAAAACATCTCTTCTTTTGATTGGTTTAAAACTTATTTTGAAGAAGAAATTCTAACACTATGTGAGGGCGGTGATGAAAAATGTAGCCGCACTGGAGTTGAATGGGATTATGATAAACTATTTGATGAGTGCTTACGTATTGGTGACATTCTTACTGATAAGATAGGTATGGAGTTAGTAGACCCAACACCAGAACTATCAATATTTTGGAAGAGAACATATCATAATCCACCAAGAGTTAATAATCCATTAGCAACAGAAAAGCAAACCGGGTGGAGCGGACACTAAATGGCTAATTACGATGATGATGCTAACGTAACCAAACTAGAATTAAATAAGTTATCGCCATCAATGTGCATGGCGAAATGGTTACAAGTTAGTTTACATCTACCACAAGGACGAACACACAGTTGTTATCATCCACCAACACATCCTATTCCATTAGATGAGTTGAAAGATAATCCAAACGCACTTCATAATACGAAATTCAAATTAGAAGAACGTAGGCAGATGAAAAATGGTGAGAGACCGAAAGGTTGTCAGTACTGTTGGAACGTAGAAGACGCAAACAAAGATGCATTAAGTGATAGACATTATCGTTCAAGTGAATGGTGGGTAAAAGATGCATGGGAAGAAGTTGTACAACAACCATGGGACCACGATATTAAGCCACGTTATGTAGAAGTAAACTTCAATCAGGCATGCAACTTTAAGTGTTCATATTGTTCACCTCATCTTAGTACAGCATGGGAAGATGACATCAAACAACATGGGTCGTTTAGATTTTCTGATGGTGGTGGTCATAACAATATACAAGAACTTAAAACTATTGGCTTGATGCCTTTAGAAGTTGCACGTAAAGACAATCCGTATATCGAAGCATTTTGGAAATGGTTTCCAGAAACGTATCCTAATCTGAAGATTTTTCGTATGACAGGTGGTGAACCTCTCATGGACAAGAATACATTCAAAGTATTAGATTATATAAAAGAAAATCCAAATCCTGATTTAGAAGTTTCAATGACTACAAACATGTGTCCACCTGACGATGCGTTGTTTGATAAGTTTATTGAGAAAGTAAAACTATTAGAAAAGCCAGTAATTGATGAGAATGACCCTACGGTTATACCAGTAGACTTCAAAGATTTGTTATTTAAAACACCACCACCGAATAAAAGAAGTGTCTTATTTTATGCAGTAGACCCAGGAGATGGAAGTTCATGGAACGAATGGAAACAGTATATCATTGAAGAAACACTTCATGGTGTTGACCCATGGCTGATACAGCCAAATGTAGATACACTTCCATCATCTGAGATTAAACAGAAATTTAAAGGTGTTGGTCCTTGTGAAGATGCAGATAATAATTCTTTTCTATATCTAAACAACTATGAAAAAGACAAACAATGGAATAAGTGGACACATCTATTTGAAAATGTTTCAGTTAAACATATTAGTGTGTTTATCAGTGTTGATGGTATAGGACCACAAGCAGAGTACATACGAGACGGACTAGATTGGGAAAAACTAAAGACAAACGTTGATAGGCTTCTTTCTGAGACAAGTAGAGTGAGTGTTACCTTTATCAATACATTTAATCTGTTGAGTATTCCATCACTACGTGGTTTCTTAGATTACATACTAGAACTCAGAGAAAAGTATGGTTATGTATATCAAGTAGACAATGGACATAAAGTATTACAACAAAAAATCTGGTTTGACGTTCCTTACATGCGAGACCCAAGTTGGTTTAACATACAAGTAGCAGATGCAGATATGTTACAAATAATACAAGACAATATTGATTACATGAAAGAAAAAGTTTTACCAGACGAGGAATATGGAAAATCTTTTCTTGGTTTTAAAAATTACGAAGTATTAAAATTACAAAGAGATTTAGCATGGGCAGAACAAGGCATAGAAATAAGTGATGATGACCTAAGTGATAGACTAATTAGATTTTATGAGTTCTTTTCTCAATATGATAAGAGACGTGGATTTGATTTCTTAGAAACATTTCCTGAATTTACAGAGTTCTGGAATGAAGCGAAAGAAGAGTATGTAGAGAAATATGCACCATGAGTAGAAAGCCAGACACAGAATCATTTTTAGATTATAGAACTAGGGTAATGGATCCTAAAAGTTCTTCGTTCTGTGGCGCAAAATGGCATAATGCAACTATATGGTTAGGACACGGACAGACAGTCAGTTGTCACTTGCCCGCTTCACATGATATAAATGTTGAAGAGTTAAAAGATAATCCAACCGCAATACACAACACTTCGCACAAAAAGAAAATGCGTAAGATGATGCTTGAAGGCGAAAGACCACCAGAGTGTTACAAATGCTGGGCAGTCGAAGACGAAGGACATGATAGAATATCTGACCGAGTTTTAAAGACTCGAATGTTCACTGACGAAGATTTAGATGAGATACCTTTGAAGAAATGGGATGATGATACCTTCTTAAGAACACTAGAGATATCATTTGACAAAGCCTGTAACTTTGCATGTTCATATTGTAATCCTTCATTTAGTTCTACATGGGTGAAAGATATAAAAGACAACGGACCATACGACAATATCATTTCAGATGAAAGAGAACATTTTTCAAATTCTGCCGAATGGACAGTAAGTGCAGGTCGCACAGATGAAGAGAACCCATATATCTCTGCATTCTGGGAATGGTGGGAAGCAGATGGTGGATTGGTAGATACACTAGAGGCTATAAGAATTACAGGTGGCGAACCTATTATGCATCCAAGTGTGTGGAAATTGTTTGATTGGTTTAAGAATAATCCAGAACGTGGCAAGAATATGAGATTTGCTATAAACTCAAATCTTGTTCCAGAAAAAGAAAAGACATTCCAAAGATTATTAGATGTGATAGATTATGTGCCACGGTTTGAAATGTTTACAAGTTGCGAAGCAACTGGAATACAAGCAGAATATATACGTGATGGCATAGATTATGACAAGTGGTTAAGTAATTGTAAAAGACTATTAGAACAACCAAAGTTAAATAGAATGTATATAATGATGACTATCAATGCATTGTGTCTGTGTTCAATAACAGACTTTATGGATGATATGTTAGATATGAGAGAATCAAATGCAGTTGGACCTATATTATCATTGAATCCTGTTTATAATCCAGAGTTTCAAAGTCTGTCTACATTTCCTACATATATACTAGAACACTACCATGAAAAACTTAAAGCATGGTACGATAGAAGAGCAAGTGAATTAGTAGACGTAGAAGAGGTACATGTCACAAGACTTATATATCTCTTAGAGAAAACAATACGTAATCCACATTCAGAAGAAGTACTAAGAAAACGCCAAGGAGATTTCAAATCATTTTATATGCAATATGATAAGAGACGTGGCAAAGATTTTGTGTCAACATTTGACCCGATTGTAGTAGATTGGTATAACAGTTTGACACCAACAAGAGTATTCAATATAGAGGCGAATAATGGCTAGAAAACACCAAGAGACACTTCATCAATATAAAGAACGAATCATTGACCCTATTAGTAAGTCATACTGTGCCGCCAAGTGGTACAATGCTACTATCTGGCTGGGACATGGACAAACTACGAGTTGTCATCACCCACCGGGACATTGGATTCCTTTAGAAGAACTTGAAAGTAATCCATCAGCGATTCATAATACGCCACATAAGAAAAAGATGCGTAAGATGATGCAAGAGGGTGAACGTCCAGCAGAGTGTGAGTACTGTTGGAAAGTTGAAGATATGGGAAAACAACATATATCTGACCGTGTGTTTAAGACTGAAATATTTAAAGACGAAGACATTGCTAAGACTTCAACAATGCCATGGGAAGAGAATGTAAATCTAAAAACACTTGAGATTTCATTTGACCGAGCATGTAATTTTAAATGTTCATATTGTAATCCGGCATTTAGTACTGCTTGGGTGAAAGACATTAAAGACTTTGGTGGATATAAAAACATTCAATCAGATGGTAGAGGACACTTTGCCGATACTGCACCATATGCCGAACCAGCAACAAGAAGACAAGAAGACAACCCATACATACAAGCATTTCATAAGTGGTGGGAAAGCGACTTAGCAGACTCTTTAGAAGAGATACGTATCACTGGTGGTGAACCTATCATGCATAAAGGCACATGGAAATTATTTGAATGGTTTAAAGATAATCCAGACAGAGGACAAGATATGCGTTTTGCTATTAACTCAAATATGTGTCCTGATACTCCTAAAGTTTTAGATAGACTTGTAAAAGAATCATGGCATATTCCACACTTAGAAGTGTATACAAGTATGGAAGCAACCGGCATTCAAGGTGAATACATCAGAGATGGACTTGACTATGACTTATGGATAAACAACATACACAGAGTCTTAAATGAAAGTAATGTAGAGAAACTACATATGATGATGACTATTAACTCTCTTTGCCTAGATTCTATTACAGATTTTATGGACCAAATGCTTGACCTGAGAGAAACATACGGTCAAAAGGCACCAACGATGACGTTGAATATCTTAAGATTCCCATCATTCCAAAGTGCGGCAATACTACCAGAAGACATCAAAACATTCTACAAAGAGAAGTTAGATAATTGGTTTCACTCTGAACGCCCACAAGAAATGATGAGTGACGGTGAGAAAGAAAGTGTTCGAAGATTGATTGATTACTTAGATATTGTTAAGACACCACATAAGAATACAGCAGAAACACCAAAGTTATATAACGACTTCAAGGTGTTCTTTGCACAGTATGATGTGAGAAGAAATAAAGATTTTGTAACTACATTTCCTGGACCATTAGCAGACTGGTTCGCATCTATAGATGCAGAAGTGCCATCAAAACAAGATATTCTTACTGGTGCAAAAACATCTTTTGTATATGATATAGATGATATTGACCCAGCAACAACCAAAGAGTATGATGGTGGCGATGACACACATGAACAGAATGTACCCGGATGGAATACAGACACTGATACGTTAGGTGGATAATGAAAGTTTTAATAACGGCTTGTCATGGTAGAACAGGAACAACTATATTACAAGATATAATTACAAAAAAATCTGGTATTATAAATTATGGTGAAGGCATTGATATACACAATGGCGAAAGAGGATTTAACAATTCTATAGAAAAGTTTCGTCAAGCAGAAAACGGATGCTGTAAATTATTCTTTGACATGAGTTATCAAACAACTAGTGATGTAAATTCCTGGTACAAGCCCATGGAGGTGCCGGATATCATACAGCCAAATTTGATTATCAATAGTTTCAGAGAAGATATATTTGACTTGTTTCTAAGTTGGCAAATCTCTTACCATAATAATAAATGGAATGCTACAAATAAATTAAACTACCATAGTATTGAAGTGTTACATGTAGAAGAAACTGTAGATAAATTTGTCAAAGAGTTAAAACTTTATGAGAAAGATTTAGAAATATTAAGAGAGAATTTTAAAGTACTAAATATCTCATATGAAGATATCGTAAACAATAACGTTGATGATTTAGAATTCGATAATTATATTGGAGTTGCAAAACAAAATACGTTAGAAGAGAAAATAAGACTTGTTGATAATATAGACGAAGTAAAGGAACAGTGGCAAAAGTATGTTTGACTATGGTGAAATAAAACAGTTGGATTTAGAGGCAAGTAGTCTTTGCAATGCTGAGTGCCCATCATGTGGTCGTAGAGCAAGTGGTGGCTTGAAAAATACTATTATGACCGAGACTTATGTGAGTTTAGAACAAGCAAAAGAATGGTTTACAGAAGACTTCATTAAGGGATTACGAATGTTATCTATGTGTGGTAACTATGGTGACTCTATGACTAATCCAGATTTAATTCCTATTTTGAAATATTTTAGGTCTTGTAATCCAGATATTGAACTTTACATGAATACAAACGCAAGTGGCAGAGATGCAGAGTTCTGGCAAGACTTAGGTAATATTTTTAAACATAAAGGTTGTCTAGTGTTCAGTGTTGATGGACTTGAAGATACTAATTGGATATATCGTAAAGGCACTCACTGGGATAAAATTATGACGGCTATGACAAACTACATATCAACTGGTGCAGAAGCCAGATGGGAGTTTCTTGTATTTCGCCACAATCAACATCAGATAGAAGAAGCAACTGAACTATCAAAGAAGTTAGGATTTAAACAGTTCTATGCAAAGAAGGCAATGGGGTTTACTAACTTCACTGATTCTTCTGGCAAATGGGGACATGATATGAAAGTCCACGGACAAGAAGGTCATTTACAATACACTATCAAACCACCCATTGGTATAGAACTTGAACAAAGAAAATGGGATTCAGAACCAATGCCAGAACCAGATAGTTTGGAAACTGGATATTTAGAAGATATAAAAAAACAATTGGCAAAGTCTGTTGTTCCTCTAACACCTATCAAATGGCACCATAATCCAACAAGAGAATGGAAATTAGATAAAACAGTTCAGTTATCAGAGTATGATAAAAAGTTGAGTGAATATGATATCAACTGCGAAGCCATAGCACATAAAAAGATTTTTGTAAACAGTTATGGAATGGTTTTTCCATGTTGCTACTTAGCATCTATATATGATGACCAATACGGCCAAGGTGATACAGTAGCGGCATTATTAGCATTTATAAATAGATATGGAAAAGATAGCATATCATTACAACATACATCTCTTAAAGATATAATAGGTGGCGAGATGTACACAACAGGATACCTCGAGTCATTTGAAGATAGAGATATACGAAACAAAAGATTAAAAGCATGTTCTGTCTTTTGTGGCAAAGAAACAGAAATTTCGAAAACAAAACAGAGCATGTTATCGGAGAATAATCTAATATGAAAATTATACCAATCTGGAAAGATGACGGGAGTTGTGCTGAAGAAAGTGAGAACAAAACTTTCTGTATGGCGCCGTGGACACACACTTACATTTCACCACAAGGTGAGAGAAGAATGTGCTGTGCTTCACGTGAAGAACACCAGTTTCAGAAGCAATACATTGATGCATCAAATGATGATTCGTATGGTATAGAAAAGAAAGTCAAAACTAAAGCAGATGATTTTAATCCACTTACATTAGAAGAACACTGGAACTCACCATACATGATGGACATAAGAAAGAAACTTATGGCAGGTGAAACTATTCCACAGTGTGACGTTTGTAACGATGACATCCTAAGTTTGAGTTCATATAAGAAATGGTTTACCGGTCATCTATTCAAGCATAAGATTGAAGAAGCATTTGAGAAGACAGATGATGAGGGTAGAACATCTATGCCTACTATCTCATTTGATTATCGCTTTAGTAATCTATGTAACTTTAAGTGTAGAATGTGTGGAGAATTATTGAGTTCAAGTTGGGAAGCAGAAAAGAAGACACACAAGTTATGGTCACCTGAAGAACATCCTTTTATGATACCAGATGTGAAGAAGAAAATGAATTCATTTACTGTTGATGTTGTAGAGCCAGAGTTTAGAAAAGCAATTGATGAAGGCATAGTTGAAGAAATATATTGGGTTGGTGGTGAACCACTCATGTATGAAATACATTGGGAAACATTAGAAAATATGACACAGGCAGGAACTGCAAAGGACTGTTTTCTAAGATACAATTCTAACTTGTCCCGTGTAACATACAAAGGTAAAAACTTGTATGACTATTTGCCACAGTTCAAAGATTGGATGATGTGTGCAAGTATTGACGGTACAGGTAAGATTGGTGAATTCATTCGAACTGGTTTAGTATGGGAAGAGTGGTTAGAAAACTTTAAACAAGGAGTTGCATTGCCTGGTGGTAAAGACAAGATGTTATTAGACTTGACTATTACTGGACCTGGTATGTTCTCATTAAAAGAATTATTTGATTTGAGCCAAGAACTTGGTGTAAGAATGGAAACAAAGATGATGTTTGCATTCCATCCAGATATGGTATTCTCTCCATTTGCATGGCCTAGACACATACTTGATAAAGTAATACAAGAAAACTTAGATTACATGGAACCAATAGCAGAGAAGAACCAAGAAACGTTGATTAATACATTACGTGAAATGAAATCGAGGCCAACATTTGCACAACAATGGAATGACCACCACAAGCCATCAGTTGGCGGTAGACAGTTCCAAGCAAAATTAAGTGAAATAAGAAAAGATAAACAAATTGGTATGCCTACAATCGAAGACATTTACCAAGAGCATTGTCCTGAATTGTATGATTGGTGGATGGAGTGTTGGGATGAGTAAGACATTCTGTAAACTACCTTGGATCCATTTAGCGAGTCACCCACATGGTGGAACTACATTATGTTGTGTTGCTGACCATCACAATGGCATATCTAGGTCTAGGAATTATACAAAACATTCAAATACCAATCCCAGAGAAGTAGATGGAGATATATTTTTAGACTTAAAAAATCATTCGATAGAAGAGATTATGAATGGTGATTCATATAATCAAGTTCGACTAGAGATGTTAAATGGTGACGAACCAGAAGCATGTAAGAGATGTTATAGAGAAGAAGAGTCTGGTGTATGGAGTAAAAGAGCAAAAGAAAATCAACTTTATGATACATTCACACTTGAAGAGGCGAAAAGCAGAACTAATGATGATGGTTCATTAAACAAAGTTGAGTTAGAATTTATAGAACTAAGATTAGGGAATATATGTAACGCAAAATGTAGGTCATGTAATCCTTGGAGTAGTAGTAAATGGATTACAGATTACAATAAAATGAGAAAGAAGTTTACTACACTTCATCTTTTTGATAAAGAAATGAATCAATTTGATTGGCCGGAACAAGAAAGATTTTGGGATGACCTATTTGAAAAATCAAAGAATGCAAAAGTATTCTATATTAATGGTGGCGAGCCAACACTAATCAAAGAGCATTTTAAATTTCTACAAAGAATGATTGATGCTGGTAGAACTAATGTAAAATTATGGTATAACATCAACTGTACACAAATGACCGATGAGATAATCAACATATGGAGACAGTTTGATGAAGTTGAAGTTGGCTTGAGTATTGACGATGTTGAAGCAAGAAACGAATTCATAAGACATCCAACTAAGTGGAAAGATGTTTCGAATACTATAGATATGTTAATAGCCGCAAGAGATGGTGAAGAATTGAAGTTTTATGAGAAATCTAATATATCGATAAACATAACACAGACTGTTACTTGGATGAACTATTTCTACTTAGATGAAATGATGGATTTCGCTTCAGAGAAAGATATAAGAGTACATCATAACTTTGTAACTCAGCCAGAAGAATTTTCTGTAAATGTTTTGCCATTAGAACTTAGAAAAGAAATAAACGATAGAATGGAACCATTCTTTCCAGACGATTGGGATCCTGGTAAGATGGCAATGATGAGGCGTAATGAACAAAAGCCCACAGATTTGAAGTTGTTACAAAAAGCAATGGACTACACTTCTGAACTAGATAGATTAAGAAATGAAAACTTTCAAATAACGTTCCCAGAATTATGGGACGAAATACGAGATTACGTAGATGGCGATTAGAAACGAAAGCAACGAAACGATAGATGACAAACGAGATTATTCTCCATTTGTAAAACAAGTTTTACAACATTCAAATAAAAATCCTCTAACAGACGATGGATATTACGAAATGGACGATGGTTGGAATAATGAGTTACAAACAAGAAGTACCATGTCGCCTATAGAACCAAACGACAAGATTGTACTTTTAGTAGGTGATAGTTTTACATTCGGTGATGGAATGTTACACAAGGATACATTTGGTGCTTTACTACAAAATACAAAACTCTTTGAAAATTATAAAGTAATAAACATTGCTCAACGTGGCGCATCAAATAGTTTGATTAATCTAATACTTACTCGATGGTGTAATGTATATGGAAGTCAAGTAGAAATGGTAATTATTGGATACACTTTTCGTTCCAGAAGGCTCTATTTCGCATCAGCAGATAAATTACCAGAGTTTGGTTGTTGTACCAATATCAATCCGGGACATGTACCAACAGGAAGATTTGATAAGCCTTGGCTAAAAGAAGTATACAAAGCCAACTTGACGTTGAGTACATTTGAGAATGACACAAATGATTTTGAGACAAACGTACTTATGACTAAAGGCTTAGGCAAGATACACAACTTTAAAACATATTGGTGGTCTATCGAAGAAAATGAAAGATGGAACCAAGAATCAAAAAGACTTGAAAATAACACAGAATTAGTCGATGATGATAATTTTAAGTTTATAAACATTGCTAAACAGTTTGGTAAGACATACGAAGAAGAATTAGTATACCACATATCAGCAGAAGATGGACATTGGAGTAAAAACGGTCACTCTGCCATTGCAGATAGAATTATTGAAGCGATAGATGAATGTTAACATTAAACATCAACCATTTATATTTCAAACATTTAGGAGACTCTGAATGGTGGAAACATCTAAATTTTAATTTTAATTATTGGAATATAGATTTTAACCAGCAGATAGAATTCGGAGATAGTAACAAACTAATATACGAGCCTAATATATCACAAGAGTTAGGAAATAAAGGTATAGACATTGTTAAAGATGGCAGTGTAGTTAAGATTATACCACCATTTACAAGAGTTGCAATTAGCACAGTACAAGAACCTATATGTGTAACTGGTGATTACTTTTACCACGAGAATATAGATATTAATGAAAAACTGGAAATAGCAGGTGCAGACGTAGACTGTGTATGTTGGGTATCAGGTGATTATTTTGCACCAGAAAAAAATACATCTAACATCAAAACGTTCTTTGTTCCTGGATGGAATCATTTTTACTGGGAAGAGAAATACGAAATACCAGACGAAGTTATTGATAGTCGAACATTTGACCATACGTTTCTTAGTTTCAACAGAATACACAAACCACATAGAATGTACTTTCTATTAAGATTGCGTGAACTAGGCATGATGGAAAACAATCTAATAAGTTGTGCCAAAACCATGGACGGTGAGACATTTGAAGAACACATTGAATGGATTGTAAAAGACAAGGAAAACTGGAAAGATGTATACGACAAGTACAATCTTGTCAACAAAGATAAATTGAGAACAGAAGCGAACAGTTTTATGAAGGAGTTGCCATTAGTACTTGATGTAGAAGACTTCCAAGACAATGGTTGTTTTTTTGATGATACAGTATGGAGTTCAGCATCTTTTTATCAAAACTCTTTTATGAGTGTTCTTACTGAAAGCAGTGCTGTTGGTCCAGGCTGTTACATATCAGAAGTTATATTCAAAGCAATTGTATTCATGCATCCTTTTATGATTATAGGGCAACCAAGAACACTAGAAGTTCTTAGAGAATGGGGATTTGATACATTCGATGACGTTTTTGATAATAGTTATGACCTAGAAGATGACATGTTCAAACGCATAGAGATGGTGTTACAGCAAATGGAAATCATCAATCAATTATCACCAGAGGAATTAAAAGAGAAAACACTTGAATTGAAGGACAGATTAGTGTATAATAAAAACAGATACTTCAGTACAGAATTTAAAGAAATAACAAAATCATATTTTGAAGATGTGTATAACTGGTTAGATAATGAGATATAAGAAAATTAAAGATAATAGTAAAACAGAAATGGTATCTGCCGACATCTTTGAAGATGACCGTGGTACAATTTTTAGTTTTCCCATTGATGACAACTTAACTGAATACAATCTTATGGTCACCAAGAAAGGTGATGAAAGAGGATATCATTATCATCCAGAGTTCAATGAGTATATGATGGTGGTTTCGGGAAGTTGTGAGTATACTGAGTTTTCTTCTGGCGAAGACATCACTGTTAGATTATATATAGGTGATAGCATTCGTATACCAATTGGCACATCACATAAGTTTAGAGCATTAGAAGATTATTCTTTTGTGAGTATGTTAACAAAACACTGGGATAAATGTGATGACCCAATTGTGAAAGTGAACAAAAATGGAAATGCAATTTAAATTCGATAACAACGAAACCCTAACACTTGATGTATTCGACACGGAAACGAATCGGAGAGTATTAGAACTTTGTAAAGAATGTAAAACAAATAATGTTGGAGTATATCAAAGGCGAATGATAGCAGAAATAGGACGCTCTTATGATGGTCATTGGATGGCAAAAACATCAGTTAGTGCGTTAGATAATATAAGAAAAGGTTTTGAATACACTGGCATTGAACCACCTGTTAAAATTGGTAATTCATTAACTATTGAAGAATGTAATATACTACATAGAGTGTTTACAACAAAAATTAAAGATAAAAAATATGATAGACAAGTTTTGCATTTAATCAATCACGGTGTACATGAATATGAAGATTCTTTAGTCACTCCTAATTATATGAAGATACAACCAACTGTTGGCGAAGATTACATTCTTGGATTTGAGGTTGACGATTCGGTACAAAACATGTCAAAGTATACTTTTAATATACGTGATGAACATGGCAATATGTCCGCTGATGTATATTTGAATGACGAATGTAGAGTTGGAAGAAGTTATGAAGAAGCATGGGCACAAGATGATAATCCTAGTAACTCGGATATAATGAATATAGATGGCGTAGGTCCTATATTTCTTTTTCAGAATGAAAGACGTAAGAAACTATATAGTAGTGATTCTTTTCGTAATTGGATAGGAAAATATAACATTACAGAAAAAGAATACGCTGATGTTCCATTTGCGAATATAGTAGATGGTAATTATGAAAACGCCATTACTGGAAATTTGACAGAGATAACATGCTAAATCCATTTGACAAAGTACATGAGTTCGAAAGAATAGTAGCCGAGTATGCTAATGCTCCTTATAGCATTGCAACAGACTGTTGCAGTCATGCTATTTTTTTAAGTGCTATATACTATAAGAAGAAACATGGAACTTGTACTGTTAAAATACCAAAGCACACTTATGTTAGTGCGCCTATGCAAATGATACATGCTGGGTTTGGTGTTGAATTCACAGACAGACAATGGTCTGGTGTATATCCAATTGAACCAACAAATATTGTAGATGGTGCTCCTCGCTTTACTGAGAATATGTATATCAAGGGAACTTACCAATGTTTGAGTTTTCAATTTAAGAAAATACTAAGCACTATTAAAGGTGGAATGATACTCACTGATGATAAAGATTTCTATGATTGGGCCCAACGTGCAGTGCATGATGGCAGAGATATGAGCGTACCATACGAAGATGACAAGATGACAGTTTTAGGATATCATATGTTTATGACACCAGAGACTGCGGCTATGGGTCTTGAAAACTTTAAGAAGACGAAAACAGTTAACAAAGATATTGCAGGGTCATATACGTATCCCGATATCAGTTACATAAAGGATTTATAATGGCAAATATAAAACAAATAGAACAATGCAGAAGTTGTGACAGTAAAGAACTCACTACTGTATTTGATATTGGTGATTTGAAAATTAATGCATTTGTCAAAGAACCAAACTTAGATGTAGGAACAGCACCACTTACCTTAGTGCATTGTGAAGAATGTGACCTAGTTCAACTGACACATACTGTAAGAGAAGAAGACTTATATAAAAATTATTGGTATCTATCTAGGTTGAACAAAAAGATTGTTGATAACTTAGAGAGCATAACAGTAGACGCATCATATGAAGTGGAACTAAATGACGATGACTTGGTTGTTGACATTGGTGCAAATGATGGAACACTTCTAAGTTTTTATCCTGATAACGTGATAAAAGTTGGAATTGACCCGGCACAGAATATTCACAATGAATTGAAAGAGAACTGTGATATTATGATAGGTGACTTCTTTAACAGGGAGAACTGGGACAAACAAATCGGCGACTGGTATGGTCCAGTAAAGATTGTAACTACTGTTGCTATGTTCTATGACTTAGATAATCCAAACGAGTTCGTACAAGATATCAAACACATATTACATGAGAGTGGCGTATGGGTTTGTCAATTGATGACAGCAAGACCAATGTTAGATACAAATGACTTAGGTAATGTGATACATGAACACATCGAATACTATTCATACAAAGCATTAGTAAACTTATTAGAACGTAATGGATTAGAGATATATCAAGTACGTGAGAATGATATTAATGGTGGCAGTTATCAACTTTATATTCAACACTTGAATGAAGGTAGTTGTGAGTATGAAGAGAATTGTTCAGTAGAACGATATGATACTTGGAAAGCGAACATCGATAAGAACCGAGATGAGACTATGAACTTCTTACGTTCAGAAGTAGCAGATGGCAAGAAAGTTTATATCATGGGTGCTAGTACTAAGGGTAACACAATCATGCAATACTATGGACTAGATAGTGATGTGATTAGTGGTGCCGCTGAGATACATCCAGATAAGATTGGTAAGTATCTAGTTGGCAGTAGTATTCCTATTGTACATGAAGACGAAGCAAAAGAGAAAGCAGATTACTTCTTAGTATTCCCATTTCATTTTAAAGAACTGTTTGTTAATAGAATTTTAAAAGACTGGATTGAAGACGGTGGTAAACTTGTATTCTGTACACCAGAGTTTGAGGTAGTAGGCTAATGTTATTGACAAGTGAAAATATGATAGGTAAGAAAGCACATCCAATTGACGATGTTAAGGGCGTAAGACTAGTAATGATTATTTGTAACCATTGTCCTTATGTCTTGTTTAGAATGCCGGCAATATCAAAGATAGTAAAAGAGTACAACGATAGAGTGCATTGTATTGCAGTCAACAGTAACGATGCAAGTCCAGATACAGACGATAGTAGTCCAGAAGATGCACCAGAGTTTATGGAAGATTTTAAGAATAAGTATGGATTGGCATGTGATTATATATTCGATGAAGACCAAAGTATAGCAAAGGCATATGGTGCAGTTTGTACTCCAGAGTTTTATGTTATTGACGAAGATGATACTATTGTGTATCATGGCGAACTAGACCCAAGTCATACAAGCAATGATTTGATGCCAACAGGTAGCAGTCTACGTCATGCATTAGATTTAACATTAGCAGGCAAGTCAATTGATTGGGAACCAAACCCATCATTTGGTTGTAGTGTAAAGTGGAAATGAATGAGTATTATAAAATAATAAGTCCACTTTTTTCTATTATAAAAGACAAGACAGTACTAGAATATGGATGCTTCATAGGTGATTGGTGGCAAATGTTTGAACTTCATTCACCAAAGAAAGTGACAGCGATTGACCCACGAAGGCATCCTGATATTGAAAGTAATATCATTAAGTATAATCACTTTGTAGATTTCAAACAGATTGGTTATGAAAGTTTAGAAAAAGACACAGAACATGATGTGATTGTTTGTGCGGGTGTGTTATATAAAATGTCTAGTCCATTCCATTTAATTGAAGACATAGTAAGTAGAAATCCTGAACACATATTGTTTGAAACAACAGGCAGATATGAAGAAGAAACACAAAATCTGATATCTCTTATCAGATGGGAAGACAATGGTAGTAATAGAAATTGGAACGAAGACATTAAGAGATTACAATGGTCATTGAGTATCAAACCAAGAACTGTGGTGGAAGCATTTGAGTTTCTAGGTTATGATTTTGAAACTCATATAAATATTCAATGTGAAGAGTATCCTTCAAAACAAAACGTATCAATGATGAAATTTATAAGAAAATGAAAATAGGATTAGTAGGATTAGGAGTAGTTGGCAAAGCATGTAAGACTGGCTTTGAACATTGTGGGTACACAGTTATACCACATGACATTACACTTGACACAAAAATAGAAGACTTATTAGAGGCAGAGATTGTTTATCTATGTGTACCTACGCCGACAAACGACAAAGGTGAATGTGACACAAGTATTGTAGAAAGTGTTGTTGCTGAGTTGCGTCAAGCAAACTACGAAGGCGTAATAGGTATTAAGTCAACAGTAGAACCAGGAACAACAGAGAGATTAATCTCAGAGTATGATGATAGAATTGTATTTGTTCCAGAGTTCTTAAAAGAACGAAGTGCAGAGTATGACTTTATATTTGACCACAAGTTGTTACTAGTTGGAACAGACAATGTAAACTATTACTATCTCGTACAACGTTCACATGGTAAACTGCCAGAAGATATTATGAGAGTTTCACCAACAGAAGCAGAACTGATGAAGTATTATCACAATACATTCAATGCGTTGCGTGTAGTATTCTCTAATGTAATGTTTGAGATAAGTGATAAGATGGATGCAGATTACGATAAAATAAAAGAAGCATTCTTACGTAACACTGATTTGCCAGATGAGTACTTGGATGTTAAGCCAGAACTCAGAGGATACGGCGGTGCTTGTTTACCGAAAGATGTACTAGCGATGAACAACGCATGTAAGAAACTAGGCATACCAAATAAACTATTTGAGTATATTGATAAAGAAAATAAACTGTTTAAGAAAACAGTGTTTGAGGGTATGAGAAAATGAAAATACTAATAACTGGCGCCTCTGGATTTATCGGTCAAGCATTAGCAAAGCAACTAGAGAATAGTGAGCATGATGTTAGATTAACCGATATACATGAGCCTGCTAACACATACGGACACATTTTTGACACATGTGATTTGACTGACAATGAAAGAGTGGCATCTTTACCTGAAGCAGATATAGTTTATCATTTGTGTGCATACAATAATACCGCACACTTCTATACAAAGCCATTGTCTGTTATAGATAGTACATTGACTCCTACAGTAAATCTAATTCATAGATACAAGCATTCGAAAACGAAGTTCGTATATGCAAGTAGCAGTGAGATTTATGCTGGTGGTGTCCAACTGGGTATCACAGAAATACCGACACCAGAAATCAATGTAGGTGTAATCAACGAAATAGACAACACAAGATGGAGTTATGCTGGTAGTAAACTTATGGGTGAGATTGCGGTACATGCCGCACATGAAGAATACGGACTAGAGTATGTTATTATTAGATATCACAATGCGTATGGCAAAGACCAAAAGAACCATTTTATTCCTGAATATGCTGATAGACTAAGAGAAGGTGATAATGTATTATTTGGACACGATGAAACTCGTGCGTTTATCTATATCGATGATGCCGCAGAACTAACTCTTGCAGTTGGAGAAAAACTCAACAACGATACAATTCATATTGGTAATCCAATAGAGAGTTCGATAGGAGACGTAGCAAAGATTGTGCGTGAGATTATTGGAGTTGATAGAGAACCAACATACAAAAACGCACCTGCTGGAAGTGTTTCCAGAAGATGCGCCGATGTTTCTAAAATGTTGTCTTTAGTTGGTGATTATGAATTCACTTCACTTAAAGACGGGTTAATCAAAACACTAACTTAGTCCTTCTTTGAAATTAGATGCTTAGTTTGGTGTGGCATCAATAACTCTAAGTTTGATATATCACCATTGTTTAGTAATACAGAACCATTAGTGCGTGGTCTATGTGCATGTAAGAATACATCCATATCACCATCATCGTCTAAGTCTCTAAACTTAATTGAGAGAATGTGATTGTTCCATGGGTTAGCCTCAGAAGACGCAACATAGCCCTCGGGTGCTGGAAGCACTTCAATTATACCATGAGATTTGAACTTCTTATTGCCCAAGTTTTCAATTACACTTACCGCAGTACCGCCATAAAGATATCCTGCTCTACTTAACACCAAATCTAAGTCTCCGTCACCATCTATGTCTCCCATTGATGCTTCTGGTACATTAAAGTAAACTTCACCATGTTGTGGTAGATGTGTAGTGTTGTGTTTGCTAAAGTTACCTCTGCCGTCATTCCAGATAATTCCAGTAATCATACAATGTTTACATTCTGATTTTTCTAATCCACCTGTGAACAAATCTAAATCACCATCACCATCCAGGTCACCAAGTTCAATTCCAAAAGCAAAATGACCACCACATCCACGTTTCTTAAGAAAGCCTGTGCCGTCATTCATCCAGCACATCAATCTATGAGATTGTCCATGTGAAGTTGGACCAGTAAAAGTAACAACAACGTCCATGTCACCATCGCCATCAATGTCGCCATTAGCACCACCGTGACTGAAACCCATAAAGTTAGAATGACTTAGGTGTGTATCAGATGATTCCAACCAAGTACCATTCGGCTGACTTAGATAATAACTATCAGGCCAACCATCATCACCACCAGTTCCGTGGTCGTTGATGAAGAAATCTAAAATACCATCATTGTTATAATCGGCAACTTGTGCCCCTTTACCTAAAGATAAACCTGGGTCTTCACGGTTATCAATGATAAGGGCAGACCTTTTAAGTGGCCCACTTTCTGAACCCAACCATAACTCAGGCATTTGCTTTGGTCCTGGACATGCTTTTGATTCGCATAGATGTCCTGTTCGTTGATATCTTTTTTTCTCTTCTTCCGTGGTCTCATACTTCATACCACCGATGTATAGAAAGTCTGTGTAACCATCTTTATTAAAGTCATTAGCATGCCATGTATCTTTATGCATGAACCTGTAAAATCCAACAGTTGGTGCAGAATACCATCCTTTATTGGGGTCGTTCTCAGTATCAATACCCGCTCTCGCTGTCACTGTTGTTTTACCAGATTTTGACTTAATAGCATTGCCATTTTCTGGACATTTGTAAACCCAGTATCCACCGGCATCAACTTTCACTGCCTCGACTCCATTTCCACATGAAGGTTGGGCTAGTGTTGCGCCTGTACATCCCCATAGCGACATTGCTACTAGAGTAAATGCTAACATCTTGTTCATATTATATACCTCTCATCATTGTTAATATACATATATTATAGCACTGATTCGGGATTTGTCAAGTTTTTAGAGTAATTAGTACCAGTTTTTTGATTTGTTATACAATGTATCTGCTATCTTACCCGTGCCCTTTGTGTTCCAATGCCCATCATTCTTTATTTTGTAAATGTCATCCCATAGTCTAAAGTCTTTGATATCACCCCAAATAACATTTTTATGAATACTTATAAAGTTATTAATAAGGTACCGCTCTTTTTCAGACAGCAAGTCAAACGTATCGAAAAAGAATACATTAAATCCATAAGTATTTGACATATGTATAATTGACATAATGAACGATTCTAACTTTGCCATTGAATCTTTTTTAGACACCAACTGTTCAAATCGTTTATGTGCATATTTAAAAACATTATTCATTTCTTTTGGTACAGATGAGGGGACATAGAAGAATGGATGTAAACTTCTGCCTGGTCTACAGACTTCGGCTAAGTCATAAACTGTATCATCCCATCCCACACTAGGGTCAGTTGGCCAGTAGTTTTCTCTCATAATATCAGATATGCCAACATAAACTGTGTCTACTTTTTTACCATATGAATTACACCATTGTTGTAAACGTAAAAGAGAAAATGTATTATTCGCTCCTGGCAGGGATAAATTAAAACATGAATACTCATCTGAGTTTACATGATTACTAAATTGACTTGCTAAATCATCTTCTCTTTTTAATCCATGACCAAAGATAAAACTATCACCTAGAAATAGTATATGTTTGTTTTTGCTAATAGTTTCTTCATTTATTATACTTCTGGAATGATAATCGTTCTCCCACTTCTCTTCACCAACAACTTCGCCTTCATCATTTTTAACTTCAGATGCAAAGAAGCCATTGTGTTGCCACCAACAATCAGGTCTAGCAAATGAACTCCACTTTTGTAAATCGTGGTGAAACTTACAATAGATATCAGAACTCTTTATTATACTTGATAGGTTATCGGTGTTAACATTCTTTTCGCTATCCCACCAATCAACTTCCTTGCTTGATGGATACTCAAACATTTGATTAGTATCTTCGTACCTGCTCTCTTGTATAGTATTTAAAAATATACTATAGTCAGCATCAAATATTTTTCTTGTTTCATTAGTAGGACAAACAAAGTCAACAACAACAGTAAAGCCTTGAGAAACTAACTCATCAGCCATATCTCTCATTCTTTTTGCTTGCCTTAATCTACCTTCTGGTGAAAAGTCCCAGTCATTTAATCTTTTTCTTTCTTCATCTGCATTTATTCTTTCTGCATCTAAGATAGTTCCTAACTTGTCTGCTAGTGTAGTTTTGCCACTGCCCGGCAGTCCAAAGATTAATATCTTCATCTTGTGTTTCCATAATGATTGACTTCTATGTTATCATTGCCTATAAACTTACGCCACGGGTCAACTACTACTGAACCATCTGGTATATCACAATACAACTTATCATTATCATCACCCTCTTCTTGCATATACTTGTAAGTTGTACTTGCACTGTGAGCCAATAAAAACACACACGCACTCTCAGGTTGATTATCATCACCTGTTAATGGGTCTACATATGTTACTTTGTTTCCACGTTCTTCTAAGTAATGACCAATCAACATACTATAACTGCCGTCTAGGTATGGAACTCCTGGCTTATATGCTTTGCCATGAATCACAATAGGCAAGTTTCTTTCACTAGAATAATACTCTAATCGTTTTGCTAAGTTGTCTGCTTGTATCTCTCGTGCATTCATAATTGCATCAAACAAGTCGTAACCTAAATCTAACTCATCTGCCATATAACGCAATGCAATGTTATCACGTGGATGACAACCGCCACCATCTCCCATACCAGCAGTCATGTATTGTGGTCCCATGATACGCATTGTGGATTTAGCAAGAGCATTAGTTACGACATCAACGTTTATGTTGCCTTGCTTCTCGGCTACGTCTTGTATCATATTCACTAGACCAATCTTGGCACTAATGAATGTATTGTAGAACACTTTAATACACTCACATTCATCCCATGTACCAATCTCGTATCTTGGTTCGTTTTCCATTATAGACTTGTAGAAGTCTACTAGTTCTTTTGCATCACCTGTTTCACTTCCGTCTTCGGTACCAATCATAACCATTTCTGGATTAATCATGTCCCATGCCACTGAACCCATTGCGATTAAGTATGGATTGTATACAAATCTTGTATTAGTCACATGCTTTACAAATTCTCTTCTGACAGTACCAGGAAGAACAGTAGAGATAAGAACAAGCAACTGTTTCTTATTCATATGTTTGTTTGCTCTTTGTATAACATCAATGACAGTATCATAACCAAAATCTTTTGGTTTCAAATGGGCAGTTGGTGCATTGCCATCATATGATTTGTCGTGTGGAGTAGGAACTGCAATGAATACTATATCTCTATCTTTAACAGCCTCTGATATCGTAGTAAACATAGTAACATATCTGGTATCTTTAATTTCTATATCATATCCGGTCACGTCATGTCCTTTTTGTGAAACCACTTCTGCACATGGCATTCCTAATTTTCCAACACCTATAAAACCAATCTTCATTTCTATTCCTTGTTAATTAATTATATACGTATTTATCTAAGATAAATATACATATAATTAGGTTATGGATAAAACAGAATGAGCAAAATGAAATCTGAAGAATTAACAAATATATCAAAGAAAAGTATGTATCATAAGTTTGATATTAAGACTGATAGAGAAGAGACTGTTATTCCTGCTTCTAAGCATTTAATGTATCTTCCTATCATTGAACCAACCGAGACTGATGTTGGCTTTTCATACATCACGTATCTAAGACTTAGCGTTATAGACCATGGTGACTACTTAACTCAGACTACCTTAGAAAATCCAGAACATCCGTTATTAAATAAAACTGATTGGATGGAACAGGGAAAGAAAAAATACAGAGACACATTGATACCAAAATTTGTACACAAAGACTTAGCGTCAGGTAGATGTGTTAAACTAATACTAGATTACTCACTTGAAGGTTTTCATAAAGTAGACTGGGATTATATCAGTGAATTATTTGGTGTAGAACAATCTAAGATAGTATGGCTTACTAGTGTAACGAATCCAGAATGGATGGACGCACAAAGTGATGTTACAGTTCTTTATCATAACTTCTGGGAACAATTTGTAAATTCACTGACAAACAGGAATGTCCAAACAACAATAGAGTACCAAGAAGGTCTCAGACAGCAATTCAAAGATATAGATGAATTAAAAATTAGAAATCATCATGGATTAAATTACAACCGTAGACCACATCCTCATAGAGTTTATATTCTTACTAAATTGATATCATTAAATATTTTAGATAAAATATCATATAGTTGGGGTGGCATTCACATGACACTTCCAGAAGATTGGTATGAAACTACTGATGTGACACTAAAAGACCAAGCGATGCAAGAAAGAACACAAAAGTTTATGGATAACAAACAAGAAGAACTTTGGAACGCCGTAGAGTCTAACAGAATTATTGGTGGTGAAAGGGACTGGGAAAGTCTGGGTACTCTTGTAAATATGGAACAGAAGAGTTTTCCTGATGAAGATTTGAAAATTAACAAAGCAGATAGTCTAAACTTTGACCATGTTAGAGATGTATACTTTCAGATAGTGTCTGAAACTTTCGCACTACACAATGACCCAGATTGTTTCTTATCAGAGAAAGCATATAAACCATTAGCATGTGGTATGCCATTTGTTATATGGGGACCTAGAAATTCTGTGTTAACATTAGCCAAACAAGGATATCACACATTCGAAGACTGGATTAACCACGATTATGATGGCATTGAAGACTCTGCGTCCAGAATGGGACGTTTAATAGAAGAGATAGAAAGATTGTGTGCTATCCCACCAGAAGAGTGGAGCATTATGTTAAAAGAAATGTTACCAAAGTTGATAGATAATGCTATGATGATTAGAAATCTTAGTAACGAATCGTTAAGAAGAATACCCCCATCTGATTATGTAAAAGAAGACTTTAATGTGTTTGAATTTAAAGTCGATGGTCTTGATAAGTTTTACAACGACTTCATTACATTAGATATGGATAGAATACTTTAAAACTCTATCTCGTTTAGACCAAACTCTCTATCTAAATATTTGTATTCTACTTTGACTGGGTCCCAAACTTGAATGTGTTCTATAACTGCATTCGGGTCAAACGGTCCACAAGTGTAGACATCCAATTGTATCAAGGCTGGGTCAACATCATTCCACACATGACATGCGAAGTGTGATGTTTCAATGATGACAACACATGTTGGCCCATTGTTGCCTGGCATATAATCTATGTTTGCTGATATAGGACCTGCTAGAATTTTCATTCCGATTTTATCTACGAGTTCAACCATCCATTCTTTTAGTTCGTCCTCTAATGGTGGCTTGTTTGCTTCTATTCTTAATATAATGTGCTTATGCACTAGGTCGGCGCTCATCTAACTCCTCCTTTGGTAGATGCTTCTTAACTCATTAAGTATAGACCAAGTTCCATAGTTAGCCAAACTGATGTTATAAAATATAACACGTTTAGCCATTTACGGTTTAGTCTTTCTATTTCTGACATATTATTCCTGTTGTTAGCCTGCTAATGGATTACTTGCTTTCAATCTATTTGATTCAATCTTCTCGTCTTGTAGTTCGTTTTCTTTCTCAACGATACGTACCTTCTTGTCCATTTCAGTTAAAGTATCTTTCATTGCACCCAAGTCTGCGCCAATACCATCTAGTTTTTCTGAGATTGCTACTTCGACTTCTTCGATTGCCAACTCTAATTCAACTAAGTCTAGTTCATTACCTGCTTCTACTTGTTCTTTTAATGCAGTAATTCTATCTAGTATATCAACTTCTAAAGATGATACTTTGTCGTTTATTACTGAGATTTTGCTTTCTAGTGGAGCAACGTTCACAGATGGTGCGTTTTCAATTGCATCAAGGCGAGTATTAAACTCTCCCCAAGCATAAAATCCACCACCGATTGCACCGATGACGCCCACAAGAGATGCGTAAGATGTTAATTTATTCATTAAGTTCATTTTCTAATTCCTCCAGTTCTGCCTCTAATCGGCTTATGTTTTCGTTAGTGTTATTTATCTCTTCCTCATACACTGCCATAGGGTCATTATCAGCATACTCTCCTAGTGTTCTATCTTGGTAAACTGACCTGCCATATACTTCCAAGATGGTACTCTCAGCATACCAATCATTATTATCTGGTAGTTGCACTGGGTCATATAATACTTGTGATGTATATTCACTTATGTCTGGTTGAGAATCAATCATTGCTTGTGCTAAAACAAACGAGGTCGCTTTAAGTTTTAAATCAATACGAGTAAGATTTGCTTCAATACGAGCAATAACTCTTTCGATACTTGCTTGTATTTCTTCTACCTGTGCTTCTATCTCTGCATCAGTTACCTCAACTTCACCATCTGCCTCTACATCAGTTTCAGCATCAGTTTCAGTTTCTTCTTGTTCTTCTACTTCAGTTCCTTCAGTATCTTCAGTGGCTTCATCATCAGTTGACCCGTTTGATGATTCAGAACTTTCCTCAGTTGCTTCGTCACTATCCACTGACTCTTCCACATCACCACTGGACTCTTCTTCTGTCGCCTCTTCATTGTTTTCTTCCTCTACTGTTTGTTCTGTTTCCTCTTCAACAGGAGTCTCTTCTTCAACTGGTGCTTCTTCTTCAACAGGAGTCTCTTCTTCAACTGGTGTTTCAGTTGGTGTTTCAGTTGGTGTTTCTTCAAGTTCTTCAAGTGTTTCTTCTGAACCTGCTGTGTTTTGTACTTCCTCTTCCATTGGTGCCTCTTCGATTGGCATCTCTTCTTCCATTGGTGCTTCTTCTATCATAGGAGTATCTTCAATAGGAGCCTCTTCTACTATAGGCGTTTCTTCAACAACAGGAGTTTCCATTGTTACTTCTGGTGTGCCCATCTCTTCTGCCATAACATCCTGAACCTCTTCAAAGAATTGTTCTTCAGTTATATTCTCTTCTGCTAATGCATCAGAGAACTCTTGTTCCATTCCTGCTTCTTCTATAATACTAGTGAATGCTTCTTCGAATGATTG